AGAATGCAATTGCATGGGCATTAGGAGAAGTTGTAGCTAAGTATCGTGGTGGTGTACAAAATGACGGTGAAATGAGTTACCTAGAAACTACTAGCATAATTGCTATCAAGGGTCATGGTTTCAATCCTCATAAACATGCACAAGTTGCACTAAGCAATCGTACACTATTCGGTCGTGACCGTTATGTATGTGCATACTGTAGCGGACATTTCCCCAACTACAACAATCTAAGTCGTGACCACATTCTGCCTAAGAGCCGAGGTGGTGAAAACACTTGGATGAATGTGGTTACTGCATGTAAGGACTGTAACGCAAAGAAGGGTCACAAACTGTTAAAAGAATGTGGTCTTGAATTGTTGTACGTTCCATACGCACCCAATCACTATGAAAACATGATTCTACAGAACCGCACAATACTTTCGGATCAAATGGACTACTTGCTTGCAGGTGTTCCAAAGCACAGTAGAATCTTATTGTCGTAAAAATATCACAGGGGACTTGACAGAAAAGTTTCCTTGTGATATACTTCAGTTAAATAAAAATATGCCGAATTAGCACAGTGGTAGTGCAATCGCCTTGTAAGCGATAGGTCGTCTGTTCGAACCAGACATTCGGCACCAAGTAATTCATTCCGCAGTAGCTCAGTCGGTAGAGTAGTTGACTGTTAATCAATTGGTCCCTGGTTCGAGCCCAGGCTGTGGAGCCAAACATTTTATGGAGTAAGTATGTTAGTTAGTGAAAACGCAGGTTATAAACTATTTTGTGAAACACGCAAGTTAGATATACCAGAGGGTAGCAACTACGTACATATCTATACAGTATATGATTGGGCAAGAGACCCATCAGCAAAACAAAACAAACTGGAACTAATTCTCACTGATGCAGAATTAGAAGTTTTCAGACAATCCTTAGCCTAAACAAATTTTCCGGCGTTAGTATAACGGATAATACAGCGGTCTTCTACACCGTGAATATGGGTTCGATTCCTGTACGCCGGACCAAGAAACAATAGTATTACAATTCTGTAGTAAAAATACAACAACAAAAAATTTGACGATAAACCCATTTGGTGCTATACTATGTTTAATGAGTTGAGAGATTGATTCAAAGGTGAGTTGAAGATTCTGAGTGACGTAAAAATACAACACAAAAGAATTGACGATAAATCCGATTAGATGTATAATACATTTAATGAGTTGAGAAAGCAGGTTGTTTCAAAAAGCGAGACACGCTAGCAATAGCAAAAAGTCAAGCAGGAAACATTAAATGAGTTTGTGACTCAGCCTAAACTACTCTGAGACCGCCGAGAAACGGTGGTACCACAAGAGACCCATGTCAACATGGGTCCTCGGAGTATAAAGCAAAGGGAGAAATCCCCGAGGCTGGCAGTTGAAAAATTACTGCCACAGTAATATTTAAACAACGTAGTCGATTGAGACTAGTTGTAATGTTCGTTAAAATTTTAATTGTCATATAGCCCTGTTTAAGTTACAGGGACTATATGTAAACACATTAGGGTTACCTAGTCCGTTAGGGGTGAACGAAGGTTGATACGAACCGGATACCCATGAAGCAGGAGGGTTCTAGAGTATGACGAGACACCATCGAGTCAAAGGGCAAGAACTATACCAAACTCCAGGGAGGCGACGGAACAACTAGGCACGTAATGAGGTCTTGACGCAAGTTGGTGATGCGTGTCAAGAACTTCCCTAATGTATTTTCATATAGTAGTTATATGTAAACATGCTTCAGCGGGATAGCCCGTGTTGGATAGTTTCTGTTTAGTACAGTATCCGAAGTGTGTTTTCATATAGTATGCTCGGGTCGTCTATCGGTTAGGACACATGCCTTTCACGTATGTAAGAGGGGTTCGATTCCCCTTCCGAGTACCAGTTTTATAGGAGAGTCGCTGGGTAGGCGTACTCTTAAACAACCAAGCCCATAGGGGTGTCCTGTAAGCAGTTCATGCACCGCTAGCTCAGTCTGGCCTAAGGCGCCGCCCTGTCACGGCGGAGATCACGGGTTCGAATCCCGTGCGGTGCGCCAAATATGTTGAGTTGGATGAGTGGCTTAAATCAACACCCTGCTAAGGTGTCGTCTGTAGTAATATGGACCGTGGGTTCAAATCCCACACTCAACGCCAAGTTTGAGAGTCATATCGCCTGGATACTTCCCTCGCAAGAGGCACTAGGTCCTGCAACCTGACTCTCTATTTACGTGACGGTGGCAGAGCGGCCCATTGCATCGGATTGCAAATCCGAAAAACCGTCAGTTCAAATCTGACCCGTCACTCCAAATTTTAAAAAGAAAGGAAATGTAATGTATTACGATTATGACTCATCTGCTAAGTTAGTAGACATGGTGGGTAAAGTGTTTACTTCAGTTACAGAAACTGGTGGCACTATGGTGTTTGAAAATGATAACGACCGTTATGTTTTCTTTCACTCACAAGATTGTTGCGAATCAGTTAGCATCAATGATATCGTAGGTGATTTGTCTGACCTAGTAGGGGAACCTCTATTAGTAGCAGAAGAAGTATCCGGAGAATCTCCGGTTGGATTTGAAGATGAATATCACGAATCAGTAACTTGGACATTTTATAAGTTTGCTACTCGCAAAGGGTATGTAGATGTACGATGGCTAGGTGAAAGCAATGGGTACTACAGCGAAAACGTAGACCTAGGTTACGAAAAAGTTTAACAAAAGGAAATGACATGAAACGTTCAATGAAACGATAGTGTCATCACTAGATTCCATGTAGGTCTAGGGATGGCACGTAAAAGACAATCTAATACGTACTATCCCTTCAAGATGTTACGGTAGCATACCGGACTCTTAATCCGAGAAGTCACAGTTCGAATCTGTGTGGAGGGACCAATTCATGGGATCGTAGCTCAGTTGGTAGAGCAGTGGACTTTTAATCCATTTGTCGGGAGTTCGAACCTCCCCGGTCCTACCATATAAAAACACACTGTTTAGTTGTATTGATTGAAGCCTCAATTACTGGTATTATCTTAATAGCTTAACAGGATAGTATATGGCTAGAGTAAGGCACGGACAACGGTGCCATGATCGGCAGTGTGTTTTTATATGGTAGCTATATAAAAGCATTTTTGACGGGCATCATCGCCAACTCGCGGTGCTCTGTTCGGTCCCCTGGCAGGGGCGAAAGGCCTGATGTGCCAGCATTAGACTGATATCAAAAATGTTTCTATATGGTATGAAAATTTTGGAGATGTAGGAAAATTGGTAACCCCAGAAGACTGTAAATCTTCCGCCTCGCGGCATTGTTGGTTCAAGTCCAACCGTCTCCACCAAGTTTTGTAAGCGTCAGCAAGTGAAGTCACGCTGTCTAGGTTTCTTCGAAGGACCAAAACAGTAAAAGGCAAATGGGTTCAACTCCCACCCTGCGGGGAACTGCAAGGGTCTGTAAAGGAGACTACGCTGGATGGATCCCAAGTGATATCCATCGTGAGCGCAGCGAGCGAGGTCAGGCTAGGCGGCCGGTAAGTCCTGAATAAATCTACGATAAAAGCGGCGTAGGCTTACAAATTCAATCAATGGCTCGCTGGTGTAATGGCAGCATAGCGGTCTCCAAAACCGTTGGTCGGGGTTCAAGTCCCTGGTGGGTCGCCAATTATAAGTTATTGAATTCAGTACCTGATAGAATGAAAGGCTTTTCTTCTACAATGTAATTAGGTATGAATTCTTTGTTTTCTATATGAACTTTTACTATTGATTCTGTTTTAGGCGTTACTTGTAACACTGGATCTAGTACAAAGTCATTAGGAAGCACCCAAGATAGTTGTTTAGGATCATATGGATCTTTACTGAATAATTTGTAAAAGATTTCTACTGTTTGTCTATGTTCAAATGGAATCATATAGTATTTATTAATGCCCCTGTAGTTTAATGGTAAAACGGCGGATTTATATCCCGTAAGCAACAGATAATTGGTTCACATGAGTTCGATTCTCATCGGGGGTACCAAATAGTTTGACACTATGTAGCAAGTGCTATATACTATGTACATACGCTGATAGCTCAGTTGGTCAGAGCAGTGGACTCATAATCCATTGGTCGTAGGTTCAAGTCCTACTCGGCGTACCAAATTTTAAAATTATGGATTTATATTAGCGGGAAGTGACTATATGAATAGAATTGCAATATTTCATTTTGAATTGGAAAGTGGTGAACATTTAAAATTACAGTATCATCTACCTTATACTAGTTTATTAGACAGATGGATATCAATTGTAGACCGCCGTAAGGCTACAAATGATTCGTTAGAGTTAAAGATTAGTAACAAAACTTTAACGGATCTAGAATTATTGATGTCAATTATTAATGAAATAATTGATAAGATTAATAGTTATTATGACAAGCAATTACCGATTTACACTAGCACTGCTGAAATAAACGCAAACACTTTGAATCATTTGCATGAAGAATTTGAATTATATGGCGAACGTCAGGGAAAAGACTCTAATCTATTTCCCGGAGAAGAATTTCATCATACATGGCTAAAATTGAATGAGTACATACATATTTTAGAAACAGCTATTGACACTGGTCCCTTCCCTCAGTTTAGTTGTTTGGTTCAATATGAACCCTTTGAAAGGGGAGAGCCAGTAACACCCACTGACAAGTTATTTTTAGATACAGATTTTACTTGGGGTCAGTTATACTTAGGATATAATACTTTAGGTAAAGATTGGCAACATGTCATGGAAGATGATGACACAAGAGTAATTACTAATAATATGATTAAGGTTCAAGAAACATTCTGTTCTGAAGCCTGGTTGAATTTCGGCGACTCATCTGGTAATGCTCATAAAAGTACAGAAAGACAGTTTTGGAAATGGTACATTAAGCAATCATCCGAATTACAATCTAAGATACCAATAGATAATTTATTAGAATTAGCTTTAGGTAGATATTATTTAGGTGTAATAGCCCTTGATGAGACATTTTTAAATTTTCATCCTAATAAGGAAGATTGGTTAGTCCCCCACAGCGAACTTAGAAAATCTTGGAATCTGGAAGTATTTTCTAAGATTAAACGTGCTATTGATATAGAAATAATATGAAAGAAATTTTAAACGAATTCATTAAAGAAAGTTTAACAAACCAATGGCAACCTACAATACCTGCGCCGACTAGTTTAGACAGGTCAGATTGGCCGTGGTTTCCTATAACATTCTCAGTAGATTTTAAAAAAATGCATAAAGAATGTATTGATAATGACCACATGTTTGTGGGACATAGACAAAAGGATCGTCAGTATAGTTACAATCATGAGGGTTGGGCGGCAATTACATTGCATGGAATTAGTCCAACAGCTACAGAAAATTATGAACAATATGGTTATAAAACTGTAGAAGAAGCTAATTATCATTGGACAGACGCATGTGAGTACTTCCCTACATGCACCGAATTTATTAAGTCTTTGGGTTATCAAACCTATGAGCGTGTACGCATTATGAAATTACATGCGAGTGGGTATATAATGCCACATAATGATGGCGTTGGAAGAATGTTTGGACCATTGAACATCGCTATTAATAATCCTGACAATTGTGAGTTTTATTTTCGTAAATGGGGTCGTGTACCTTTTAAACAAGGTCATGGCTTTATGCTAGATATAGGAAATGAACACATGGTCTGGAATCAATCAGATGAACATCGATACCATTTCATTGTACATGGATCAGGTGAAGAAAGATTAAAGCGTCAGGCAATTGAAAGGTTTAACCATGCATAGAATTATGTATGGGGTTTATAACCAACGTAAACAAATTAATAATACTAAGATGTATCTTAGGGCTAAAGGGGCAACTCTTTTTTATCTTGAAAGACTTAGTAATGTTCAACCATCTCCCTTGAGAATTATTTGCAAGGATGAGATACGTGAAATATTAGAACAAGCATCGATTGAACAATTTGATTATTGTGTAGTTGTTGCCGCAGGTTGTCAAATACGTAATTTTAATTTTGTCAATGACCTTGATCAGTTTATTTCTGAAAATACATTTGGTGTTGCAGGTCATCCTCTATGTCATCCAAATCACTGGTTAGAGCTACACTATCAATTCTTTATTGTAAATATTAAAGCCTGGGTAGAAGTTGGTAGACCTGAATTTGGAGATTGGGAAAGAGGTCCTAAATTGTTACCGGTGATTGAACGTAGTGAAGAAAATTTTCATCACGATTATACTCCATTATGGGTAAGACCTACTAGAATATTTTCAGAACAGATGCAGTTAAGTCCAGGGTGGAAATTAACCTTAGCATTGATGCAAAACAACTGGCCTGTGATTGCATTATCAGAAACAATAAGACTGAGTAAATTTTATACTTATCCGGATGATAACACAGACAAATTCTTACAAAGTATTGAAACATTGACTCCATTCTTAGAACAAAATTGGAATCAAAATAAATGGATTGAAGATAGCATTGCAGTTAAAGATCAAATATGGTTATTCAATTCAGAAGAAATGAACATTCGTAGTAAGGGAATATTTGATTTAGTTATTAATACTGCGAGTGGTTTTAAGTTGTTTGATATGTTCAAACACCCACAAAGATTAACTACTGATGCAATGATAGTGGTGTATGATTTTAATCCTATTGCATTACGTTGGTATCAACACATGTATACTTGGACTAACAATGATATATTGTCTTGTATTAGAGCCTTCCCTGAACGTAATCATTTTACATGGATAGGACGACATAGTTCAGAATATATAGAGGATCAGGGTTTTCAAAATGGAATGAATGAAATATTTCGACATTTTGGAAGTGAAGAAAACTTTATACATTATTGGCAAGATTTTAAACAACGACATGTAAAATTCTTACAAGTTGATCTTTACAAAGACGCTATTCCTCTATTGGATATCATTCAAGAATATGATAAGGTTTGGATGAATTTAAGTAATATATTCAGCACCGATGCAGGACAAATGATATTTGGACATGATTTTTGTCACGCACAACAACAGAAAATATTAGCGCAACTTTACATTATTAATCCAGAGATTCAATTAACACTTGATGATGTTTGGAATAGAGAACGATGTGGAGCTGTAAAGGATATACTATGACACGCAAGTTAATCGCTATTACACAAACTCCTAAAGTCATGCAATTAACTTGGATAATCAATAACATATGTACCAATGCATGTAGTTACTGTCCTGAAGGATTGCATAATGGAAAAAATCACCACTATGATTGGGAAAATGCTAAAAGATTTGTTTATGAATTGATAGGTAGACATGAAAAAATACATCTCAGTATTGCCGGCGGTGAGCCTACATTGAGTCCACATCTACCTGAATTGATTAAGATATTTTATAATGCCGGCCATACTATTTCTATAACTACAAATGGGGTAAGAACACCTAGATATTATGAGGACATAGCTCAATATGTCAATGGTATGTGTTTTAGCTTTCATCCTAGTTTTGAGGATCCTGCTTTCAAAGAGAAAGTATTTGCAACCATCAAACATACACACACTAGTGTACGTGTTATGATGGATAATAGATATTGGGAAAAGTGTGTAGAAACATATCATGCTTTTGATTCAAAAACAACTGGAGTAGGTGTAGAGGCAGTACAACTGCAAGACTGGGGTGTTGGTAATTCATTAGGTAGAAATTATACACCTGAGCAAAATCAATGGATATTAGATCATCCCCAAAAAAATTCAGGATTTATGTATTGGTTACTGAATCCAAGACTGATTCAAAAAAAGGGAGTAGCAATGTCAGCTCGGTATTACTGGGATGACAATACTAATGAATATAATGTTCCGGAGATTGATATAATTAACACAGGTCTTAATAACTTTTATGGGTGGCAGTGTGATATAGGATTAGAAAGTTTGTTTGTACATTGGGATGGTGACATACAACGTGCCAATTGTAAACAAGGAACACCTACTAGAATAATAGGTAATATAAATTATCCAGAACAAATAGAATGGCCTACTGAACCCGAAATATGCGTACAGAAGGATTGTCATTGCTCTACTGATATAATTATAAGTAAAAGGAAATTATAATGAATGTATGAAGTAAATAGCTGATTCAGTATCAGTAAAGTATTTCATTCTAGTTTTGTGAGAGTAAATATTATGCACGATGATGTAACAGATGGAATCGTTACTCATTGAAAGATGGATTAATAATCCTGAATCAGTGATAGCGTCATACGTGTGCATAGTAGTATTTATGCGGGGTTCGTATAGTGGTAATACCTTAGATTTCCAATCTAAAGCGAGGAGTTCGATTCTCCTACCCCGCTCCAAAATTTTGCGAGTGTGGCGAAATAGGTAGACGCCTCAGACTTAAAATCTGATATCATAATGGTGTGCCGGTTCGACTCCGGCCACTCGCACCAAGAATGTTTGCCCCGGTGGTGTAATGGTAGCCACGCTGGTCTTAGAAGCCAGTGCCGAAAGGCGTGTCGGTTCGAGTCCGACCTGGGGCACCAAATTAAGGAATAGCATGGATTCTCATAGAACATTACGAATGTATGGTAGTAAAACTCCCGATACTAATTACACAGTTACGGTAAATGGTCAGATTGTTGACAATGGTCAAGATGAATTGTTTTCTTTTATTACTAATACAAAGTTGCATGGTAGTTACAATATCGTAATTAGTGTTCAAAGTGGTAGTGTTACTCTAACTAATTGTACTGCTACGTATCCTGCACTAATTAATAGTACAGAAGGAACAGCAACTTTTGTTCAACCAATTGAATCACCAGTCGCTGTTATTGAAAATGAAACAGTTAAAATTGTCCCGTTTGATATTAGTATTAATGAAGGTACAACTTTCATTTATGAACATTTAATGTTTAATGGACCAACTAGATTTAACATTACCACCAAAGATATAGATTTGTTCATAGGAATGAATTTATATATAGGAGATTTCTTAACACGAACATTTAATAAAAGTATTTTAGACTTTCACGTAGAATACGATTATACACATAAACCTAATATTTTTAATCCTGATAATTTAGAAATTTTAAAAGAAATAGTATTGATAAAATTGAGGGAATGAGTGACTTTGAATCTGAAAAACTTTTGGAAAGAATCAAAAAAGAATTATTTATTGAAGAATACACACGCACGAACACTGGTATGAAAATGATACTGATTTATTGTTGTTTGATAACAGTATCACCTTACATAAGCGATTAGGTGGAATTACTGATAGATTGTGCTATAGATTACAGTTTGACTATAACCATGTAACGTCTACGCCGTATATACGATATGATTTGGGGGATTGATGTAATGGGAGCCTGGGACCTTTGCAAGGTCTTCGTGGGAGTTCGATTCTCCCATCCTCCACCAAGAATCATAAATATAGTATGTCAAGGAACATACTATGAAGTTAAAAATTTACATCAACAACAAACTATACAAAACAGTAAGAGTACTAGGTGATAGGTATGATCCTGCATTCATCTGGCCTGAATTACAAGCAGACAGAGACTCTGGTTTGTTAAATGGATTTGATTTAAGTCAAGGAATCAAATTACGTTTTGAAAAAGTTGAAAGTACTGACAACGAATAATCGCTTGATTAGCACAGGGGTAGTGCGCTTGCTCGACATGCAAGAGGTCAAAAGTTCAAATCTTTTATCAAGCACCACATAAACACAACTAAATATATCGCGGGGTGGAGAAGTAGTATCTCGTTAGTCTCATAAGCTAAAGATCGGCGGTGCGATTCCGTCCCCTGCAACCAACAACTAATCATTTAAATGCTAGAATATATTATAACCTTTTTTGCTGTATTTTTTACGGATATCTTTTATACTTACTACTTGAAAGCTGTACAAGATGACCAAGTAACAAAAGCCAGTGTGTGGGCGACAGTTGTATTCATAACCGCGTGTGTAGCAGTTATCAATTATACTACTAACTATTGGTTATTAGTTCCAGCAGGCATAGGTGCATTTTTTGGCACGTATGTTGGAATGATTTTAAGAAAGAAAGAATAACGGAGTGTGGCGCAGTCTGGTAGCGCACCTGGTTTGGGACCAGGGGGTCCAAGGTTCGAATCCTTGTACTCCGACCAAAATTTATAGAAAGAAACTAATGCAAGTAAGAGCAAAACATATTTTAGTAGAATCACTAAGTGATGCAATGGATTTATACATCAAAGTTAAAAACAATGGTGAAGATTTCAGTACACTAGCACAAGCACACAGCAAGTGTCCAAGTGGTCGCAATGGGGGCGACTTGGGAGAATTTGGCCGTGGTCAAATGGTTAAACCGTTTGAAGATGCTACGTACGGATTAGAAGTGGGCGGCTTAAGTCAACCTGTTCAAACTCAGTTTGGTTATCACTTGATTCAAAGGATTGCATAATGGCACAAGGTCGTAATACAAAAGGTCATGTGATTACTAAAAAAACATGTCAAGGTGGTAAAGCTAAAACAAGTAGTATGAACAAATGCCGTCGTAAGACATTCAAAGCATACAGAGGACAAGGAAAATAATTATGACTAAAGGTAGTACACCACGATCAATAAGCATATCTCAACAAGAATATGATACTCGTTGGGATGCTATTTTTCAGCGTGATTTAAAAGAAGAAAATATTAATGAGAAGGATCCAGTCATGGAGGACTATCAGAAAAAAGTTCAACAACAATTTTTTGAAGATGCTTCGTGTACTGGCGGAACATTAAAGAAATGATATATGCATCCTTAGCTCAGTTGGTAGAGCGTTGCCTTTACACGGCAAATGTCGGCGGTTCGAGCCCGTCAGGATGTACCAAAAAAATGCAGGATTAATTCAGTGGTAGAATGTTTCGTTGCCAACGAAAATGTCATCGGTTCGAACCCGATATCCTGCTCCAAATAACCCAAGGACGATAATGCCAAGACAAACAAGTGAAGCCGCAGTGAATGCTATAGGCAATAGATACGATTTAATTCTTATAGCAAGTCAACGTGTTAGAGAATTAACGGCAGGTCATCGCCCGAAAGTAAAAACAAAAAATGGTCATGCAGTAACCGCATTACGTGAGATTGAAGAAGGTTTAATCAATCGTGAATATCTAAAACGAATCAAAAAGGTTGAGCGTTAATCATTAAAAGGAAGCGTGGTCGAGTGGCCTATGGCGCTAGTCTTGAAAACTAGAGAATCGAAAGGTTCCGTGAGTTCGAATCTCACCGCTTCCGCCAAGACAGTTTGCCCAAAAGTCATTGACGGTAAAGACAAACTCATATATAATATACGTATTGAATGATTAATTTTTAGGATCGGCACAGCAACAAACTCCTTAACTATGGACTGTTAGACACTACGGTAGTAACTGGAGCAGAGTGCTTAAAAACACCGAGCGTTGAAGGGTATTATTGAAGCAAGACTAACGAACCAGGTGTGATGGCCCTGGCTAAACAAGCAGTCAACAACGATCCTGCTATCATTTTTTAAAAGGAAAAAAAATATGCCATTTGATAAAATATCAAACACACTAAAAAATCTTGAGTCAGCATTAGCCGGTGAGTCAATGGCTCATATCAAGTATCGCTACTTTGCAAAAATTGCACGTGAAGAAGGCTTTGAAGAAGTAGCACGACATTTTGAACACACCGCTGTTCAAGAAGTTTTACATGCGTGGGGTCACTTAGAATTGTTGATTGGTAAGCCAACAACTAAAGAATGCTTGATGAAAGCAATTGAAGGTGAAACATATGAGTTCACTACAATGTATCCGGGATTCGAAGAAGATGCTAAGGCAGAAAATAACCAAATTGCATTAAACGAGTTTAGAACCCAGATTGTTGAAAGTTCTGCACATGCTGAACAGTTTAAGACTTTATTGGCTAAAGCAGAGAAACGATTTGCGGCATTGGCTAAAGTTGAAAAACGACATGCTGAAGGCTATCAACAAGTTTTGGAGAGTTTAGAATGAGTGAAGAACATGTATGTATCGTATGCGGTCACGTACACGATGAAGAACTAGAAGGTGCATGGAATGAACTTCCAGACACTTATGTCTGCCCCGAATGCGGTGTAGGCAAAGAAGATTTTGAAGTAATTTAAAATTTTACTGGGATGATTTCAGCAATTTAAACAACTACAGCTAATACTATTGAAGTTAGTCGTAAGACATGAAGGAATAGGTGACAGATTGGAAAGACATTCTATGTTTCTAGTAGCAGACACAAGTACTAGATAGTCAACATGAATTGTTGATATGGACCGAGTGACATAATTGGTTGGTCCAGAAAATAAACTAACTGTCACGAACATCCCGTTTATCCAAAACACATTTACATTATATCCAAACAGTGATATAATTCTTTTTTAGGATACTTTCAGCAACTTTAATTTCAAGCATAATGAAAAAAAGCGTATCCTGTTGCATAACACACACGGAAGGAGTACAATATGTCAACATTTGTAGAAGCAGTAGCAAACCAAGAAGTTCGTACCACAAACGGTATGAAGGCACGTAAGTCAACTGCAAATGCTTGCGTTGACTTGTTCTATAACATCGGTGCAAGCCGTGGTAAGAACATTATACCCGCATTCACTGCGGCTTATGTAGAAAATTCTGACCTAGCATTACGTATTGTTCAATGGGCACGTGATGCACGTGGTGGATCCGGCGAACGTGAATTATTTCGTCAAGTACTAATTCACTTGGAACTAACTAACCCAGAAGATGCTAGCCGTCTATTGGTTAAGGTTCCTGAATTGGGTCGTTACGATGACTTGCTTGTGTTTAAGACTAAGACTCTTAAGGAACAAGCATACACTATGTTAGGCAATGCATTGCGTAATCGTAATGGATTGGCTGCAAAGTGGACACCGCGTAAGGGCGATGTTGCACGTGAAATCCGTGAATTCTTTGGTATGACTCCGAAGATATATCGTAAGAGCCTTGTTGCACTAACCAATGTTGTTGAAACACAAATGTGTGCCAACGATTGGGATAACATCAACTACAACCATGTACCATCAGTGGCACATGCACGTTACAAGAAGGCTTTTGGTCGTCATGGTACAACTTATGCTGAATACGTAACTAAGTTGGTTAAGGGCGAAGATGGTGCTAAGATTAACGCTGGTGCTGTATATCCTTACGATGTATTGAAGGGTGCTATCAACAAGTACGGTCGTAGTGCAATGACTAAGACTGAATTGGACGCAATGCAAGCCCAATGGGATGCACTTCCAAACTTCATCGGTGATGCCAACGTGTTGCCAATGGTTGATAGTTCAGGTTCTATGACTTGTCTTGTTGGTGGTCGTGATAGCAAGAGTACTTTGTCTTGTTTGGACGTTGCAATCTCATTGGGATTGTATTTTGCAGACAAGAACACTGGTAAGTTTAAGGATACATTCTTGACTTTTAGTCGTACTCCAAAGCTGGTTACTCTAAAGGGTAACATCAATCAAAAGATTGACCAAATGAACACTGGTGAAGTTGCTAACACCGACTTGAACAAGGCATTTGATTTAGTGCTTAAGACTGCGGTAGATAACAGTGTCCCTCAAGCAGAAATGCCAGGTACAATCGTTATCTTCAGTGACATGCAATTTGATGCAGGTGTTCATCACGATGACTCTGCAATCGAAATGATAGCACGTAAGTACGAGGCAGCAGGTTACGAACTACCTAAGGTAGTATTCTGGAACTTGAATGCCGCATACGGTAACGCACCAGTTAAGTTTAACAAGGCAGGTGTTGCGCTAGTCTCCGGATTTAGCCCAGCAGTTGCACAAGGTATTCTTTCTGGTAACATGGATGACTTCTCACCGGAAGCAATCATGTTGAAGACCGTTATGAAGGATCGCTACGACCTAGCTTAAGCTAAATAGTAGTAGCAGATGCCGAAAGGCATCTGTTTATATAAGTATACTATATCAGTACCCTGCCCGATAAGACAGGCTCTACTAAGCGAAAGAGATATTGTGTGCTTATATAAACACCCTAGATAAACCCTCGCATATACGGATGAGTTTTTACTAACAACTCCATGTTCTTTATATATTAATACTTTTTAGCGCACCTAGGGTGTTACTTTCTGCGCTTGACAATAATCCCCAAATCATATATAATACTCTAATGAAGGAGAAAAACATGCCGTGGATTCAAAATGTAGCACTGAGTGATATCGTAAAAGGTAAACACTATGATCCAGGTATCAACAATGTGTTGATTCAGATTGTTGATTGTGGTATGGAATTCCCTGAACCCAAATACAAATTCAATAATGTTCATCAATTTGAATTCTTAGATTTAGAAAAAGAGGATGAATGTATTGAACCTGAAATGAAAATAACCGATGAACAAGCCAAGAGTTTGGTTATCATACTAAAGCAAGCATTGCTTAATCGTAGTAATGTAATTGTGCATTGTATCGCAGGTGTATGTCGTTCAGGTGCAGTAACAGAGGTTGGGATAATGATGGGCTTTGATGATACAGAAGATTATCGTAGTCCAAACTTGTTAGTGAAACATAAAATGATGAGTGTGTTAGGATTGACGTATGATGAGAATGAACCTCATACTATCAATGGCGTGACATTAGACAGTGGATTGATTATACCTAAAAAATATAAAGGTGATGTATAATGGAAGTTATGTTGAGAGACAAGGTTGAAGTAGCAGACGAACTTTACACAGGTAAAGTAGTTGTTGCTGGAGCTGTTGCAGTGGTGTATAGCCCTGGATTTGGTGCTGGATGGTACAGTTGGAATCGTCAATATCCTGAACTAGTTTTTGATCCAGCAATAGTTCACATGGTAACAGCAGGAAAATTTGAAGAACTTGAAACTTTTATGGTATTGAAATACCCTGATGTATATCTAGGTGGTTTAAAAGATTTAGAAGTTGAATGGGTTAAAGAAGGTAGAATGTTTAGAATAGCAGAATATGATGGTAATGAATCAATAGAATATAAAGACCAAGATGAATCATGGATGTTAGCATAAAGGAAATGAATGTATAAAATAGAAGAAAAAGAATTTTCAACACTTGATTTGGCAATGGCACATGCTAAGGCATTGAATGTGTTCGTAACCATCAAGGGAGACGAATTTGAAGTTTGCGGTGTGTTTGGTGTAGATAGTGTCAGTGATGGTAAGTGCCCAGACGGTGTTGCTTACGATTGGAACAAGGCTAGCCGTATTGGTCGAGTAAAGAAAGAACGAGTTTAAGGAGTTATTATGCCATCAGTATTTTTAGTTAGTGACACTCACTTTGGTCATGCTGGAGTGTGTAGATTCACTGAAAGTGACGGAGTGACGAAGATTCGCCCGTGGACTGATCCAGATGAAATGGACGAGGCTATAGTCAAGGCATGGAACGAAACTGTTAAGCCTAGTGATAAAGTTTATCACTTGGGTGATGTAGTTATTAACCGCAAAGCATTAAAGACATTACATCGGTTGAACGGTGACAAGGTATTGATTCGTGGTAACCATGACATTTTCCGTGACGAGGAATATCGTGAACACTTCCGTGAATTGCGAGCCTATCACGTTATGAACGGTATGATATTGAGTCATATACCTGTACATGAAGAAAGTTTGGGACGTTTTGGTGTCAACATTCATGGTCATTTGCACAGTAATCGTGTTAAAAAGCCCCGTGGATATGATGTTAAAACTGGTACTATGTTGTACAGTGATGAAATCGATACTAGATATCATTGCGTATGTGTAGAACAAACAGACTTTAGACCTATATTGTTTGAAGATGTTATAAAACGCATCAAAGACGAAGGTGGGATAGTAGGATTCAAATCAGGAAATGGTCCTACAATGTAAATAGACCCTTCGGGGTCTATTTTTTTGGCTATACAGGTTGTCCATGTTGCTGTGAATTGTGACGGTTTCGTGATATACTAAATATTCTATGCGAAACATTTTAATCATATTATTATTTCTGCCACTATTCTCATTTGCTGAGCCAAACACTGTAGTGTACAACGTAACACATGATAGAGTTATCTCAGGCTCTCTCAGTGAAAAAGAAGTTAGTATTGCTAGTATAAGCAAACTAATGACTATATACACGGTCATGAAATCAAATCAAGACCTTAACGAAAAACTAACTGTCATAAGTAATAAAATCAATCACACTAAACTAAGGAAGGGCATGATTCTGACAAGACAAGAACTAGTTAACATGTCATTAGTAAGCAGTGATAATTTAGCCGCAGTTACTTTATCGCAAAATTATCCCGGTGGACAACCACATTTTATTCGTCAAATGAATACTCATTCAAAAGAACTTGGAATGATGCATACCGGATTTGTCGAACCCACTGGATTGAGTGCTATGAATTACAGTACTGTTAATGATATTGTAATGCTAGTTAAAGCAGTTAGTAATTTTCCTATTGTACAACAAGCCGCACAAACACAAAGAGTGGTTACTAAATCAGCGGTACCTAATAAATCTAAAAAGAGTAAAAAATCTAAAAAGCGAATCAAACAACCAAGGAACAAATCAATTATTAGTAATCCAACTAGTCATTATTTTGGAAAAGAAGGAATAGTTACGATAAAGACAGGGTTTACAAATGCGGCAGGATTCTGTATCACAATGCTTGTAAGTACAAATAACCAATTATATAATATAACAGTGCTAGGTGCTAGAACTAAACAAGAACGTGAGAAGATAGTTAAAAAGGCAATGGACAAAATTCATAATGCATAATGGAAGTTAAGTTTTACTATAAAAATAATAACTATGAAAAAGATAACGAGGCTTTATTGACCTCGTTAGCCATTGCAGTATCTCAAATCATAGAGTTGCCGGACACTGTAGAGGTATGCTTGTGCCCCTTAGAGGAGAATGTCTATGGTGGTATTGATATCAACCGAGTCAATCGTATTGGATTGAACATCAACCTATCACTAGAATCACAACTAAAAATTCTTGTACATGAACTGATACATGTTAGTCAAAAGTATTTAGGTATGCTTAAGATTAAACCTAATGGCATGTGTTATTGGCATGGCATACCCTATACAAATAAACCACCTGAAGAAATGACACATGAAGAATACACCAACCTACCATGGGAGTTGGATGTACAACATCGTCAGTCAAAAGTATTACAACAGGCTTTGGATATCCTTACAACAACAAGTTGACAATAAATCAAATTGGGTATACAATAGCATCTTAAACATTTGAAAGGGCCTATTATGTCTTACAACATTGATGAGTTTGTGAACACTAACAAAGCATTTGTGACTTTTGAGGACCAGTCTGATGAAGAACTGTGTCAATCTAATTTTGAGAAACTTGTTAACTTTGATAAAGTTAATACTCAAGCATTCCCTGTGCTTGTTTATGAAATGAATACTAAAGCAGTAGCTTGGTATGACATTGAAATGTTTGCTGGGTTTGTAAAGTAAACTGAAAGTAGTATACTCAATAGTTGACAATAAATCACATTGGGTATATAATACTTACATGAACTCGAAAATCAACCGCAAACGTAGAACAGACCGCAATCAAGTCATCTACTACATTCAAGACACTGTAACACTTGAGTATTACATTGGTCTGACTGCTGTTTCATTCAAGGGTAATGTATTTCGCACATTACGCCGTCGTATGCAAAAACACATGCAACGTGCTATGACTGAGAACAAAGATTGGGGTTTGTCACGTGCCTTGCGTGAACAAGGTGCCGAGCGATTTGTATTTGGTGTCGTGGAGATTGTGAGAGGCAAGCGTCCTGCTCATGCCCGCGAGACTGAATTGATTAACACACTGCAACCAGCATTGAACACATTTGGAGTAAAGTAATGAACGAACGAATTCGAGAACTTGCTGAACAGGCTGGATACACAACGGATATGTTTGGCATTGGACACTGGGACATGCCAGAATGTCAAAAGTTTGCCGAGTTGATTGTGATGGAATGTATCAAGATTCTAGCGGATAATGGTGAATTTAGAGGCTGTGTAATTATTGGAAAACATTTCAGAGTTTTCGGAGTTGAAGAATGAAAGTAAACGATATCTTACAATGGGCTGGTGCAGTATTCATTATTGCAGGACACGTGTGCAATGCAATTGGACCTAGTGTTTATCCCTACAACATTGTGGCATTTACATTAGGCACATTAGCATTTATGGCGTGGACTATTCGTGTTAAGAATCGCCCGCAACTAGTAGTGAACATGGTAGCAATCGTTACTTGTGTAATTGGTTTAGTTAATGCATGGAGATAAAATATGAATAAACCACTTGATGACTTTGATGACTTGCCGGAAATGACCGATGAAATAATGAATGAGTTTACGGTAATGAAACCCGTTGATTTGCATTTAGGTACAGCAGAAGTTAAAAAGGTTGACCAAAATTCTTGGTTAAAAGAATTTGGACCTAAGCCCCCTGGACCCGAAATCATTGCACTGGATGCATTGATTGTTATTATGTCTTGTGCAACAGTTTGGTTTATTATCAATGCCTGGATATTTGTTTTTAGCTGAAGGAATTAAAATGATGCAAGATTTTTATTTTGAAAAGATACGTAATAGCGTTGATGATGACTGGCCCGAAAGTTTTTCTTTAGACGACCTTGCTAAAGCATTGAATGTGGAACGTGTGAGTTATAGGATCTACTATAGCAAGGACAATCTTACTTGCCGACTGTTTGTGTTTCGTGCTCACTGTACACCTGCTGAAATGGACACAATGTTAGATATGGGCTTTGTGTTTGCACAAGATAATGATACAGAAAATATCCCTGATAAACCTGTAGAGGAAATTGAAGAATGAACTACGCATATATTGGTTGGTGTCGTGAAGGCACTTCTGATAAAGTCTGGGGCATCATTCTGTTGCGTGAACATGAGGCCTCACATCTTAAATTTCATCCTTTTCCAAACTATAAACCTGCATACAATGAATACCTATCATTTTGGGGCCGGCGTGGTGCCAAATTACAGACAAAGATGTTTAGTGCATCAATTTGGGAAGCAGAAGATATGTTTCGCAAAAAAGAAAATAAAGGATATGTGAATATTCCTAAATCAAGATTGGATGAGGTATACCCAAACTTTCAAACTGATTTGGAAAAGACAGCAATGTGGGCAATGTTGAAAATTTAATGTCAACGGAACTGGATCCTGAGGCGTTATATATACCCCCTAAGGAGTTTAACATGTCCCATGACGTAATGTTGCAAGTGAAAGAAATGGTTGAAAGAAATCTGAATGTGCATGAAATTGCCCAAAGAATGCACGTAGATGTATCAGTAGTACAAAGTGCCCTAAAACTTATCAACAACATGTTAACCTAAATAATTGACTTTAATTAGGTTTCATGTTATCATCATAATATGATTAAACTAAACTTTTCAATTGATTACCCCTTCACTAGTACGTCATTCAATCATATTTTTAATTATGTTTGTGGTACGCCCTTCAAACACAAATATTTTGAATTTGAAGTATTTCAAGACTGTGAAAATCTATTTCATTTTAAATTTGATTGGCGTAGAAAAGGTGACCATGCAGGTATTAAACTTGAGTTAGGTTTGTTTGGTTATGAAATCATGTTTTCTTTATATGATAATAGACATTGGGATTATGCAAACAATTGCTGGATTGAATGTTGACAAGGATACATGATGTATAGTTTTCCAGGACCCAACAGAGCAAGTAGTTTGATATTGCCTATCGTTGTATTATTGGGTGTAATATTTATTGGACGATTTGTTTGGGGGTTGATAACCAATGACTACTATGATAGTGAAACTATTGTAGTTGAATTTCATTGCCCGACTGTTTTATCAATGAAAGAAAACTATCCCACTTTTGTAATTGTGGAGTGTAAAAAATTATATGAAAGATAAAGAACAAATTATCACTGACATGTGTTATACATATAGGCATGATTATGGGTTGCGTAAAGAAGATGGCGAACCAAATTGGACAGCAGGTATGACTGAGCAGGATGCCAAACTGCTTTACAAAACAATGGAACAGATATACAATAACAACATCGAACCTATTATTGAACACTACAAAGGACAAGAAAATGCACTTAAGTCAAATAAATGAACTAACAAATCACCGTATTACTGAAGGTAGTGAGTATGGATGGAACTGTTATCCAAACGCAAGGTTTTTAAATTATGAAAGTGAGTTTGCTCATGTGTCTGTGCTTTACAGTACTGAGACACAGGAAATCTATGAAGCCGATGTAAGTATTAAAACCAGTGGATGGGGCAAAGAAGATAAAGAGATGGAACCTTATCGTTGGTTGAATCCTGAATATAAAGATGCCATGATATCTGAGGCTAAGTCACGCAATGTTAAATGGCGCAAGGCTTGGGATGATGTTAAATGGATTGATCTTGAAACTGAGGAAGACTTTTTAGAAAAAGCAAAAGCAATCTTTTATGGTGAAGATTTTGACAAGCGTGTTCAAGTTCCTATTGAATTGGAAGATGATGTTATGTTACAATTGTGCATGGAAGCACATAAACATGATATTACACTTAACAAAATGGTTGAGAAAGTATTACTTGAAGTAATAAAAACACATGACTAATTTTTTACATGATACCTTTGATTGGATAAAAAGTGATTACAAAACTAACAAATTTAGATTCTGTGTTGAAGTTGTTGCTTGGGGTATTAGCATTGGGTGTGCTATCACAATGGCTGCAACAGTTCCAAATCCACCTTTACTGGCACTTTATCCTGTTTGGATTACAGGGTGTGCTATGTACGCTTGGGCTAGTTATACTCGCCGATCGTTTGGTATGCTTGGGAACTACCTCTTGCTCACAACGATAGATTCAATTGGTTTAATTCGCATGTTAACATAAGGAAAAAAAATGTCAAAGAAACACACAGTATACCTACAAGAAGATCCTGATACAGGTGACTTGATTCTTCCGTTCCCGGAGGGATTTTGTGATGAATTAGGTTGGGAGATCGGTGATACACTTAAATTTAAAACACACAAAGACGGGAGTTTTACCTTGACTAAGAAAGAAAAGAAAGATACACAATGGGTTCTTGTTGAATGTGTCAGTACATTCCGTGAACGTTATATGGTTGAAGTTCCTGTTGGTATTGATAAGTACGGGAAGAACAAAACTGATTGGGCATTAGATACTGTTACAATGAACGAGGCAAAAGAGTTTAGCCAAGAACATATTGGTGAACAGATTGTTAGTCATCGTATTGTGTCTAAAGAGGAAGCATTGACATTGTGTGATGTAGATAATGATTATTGTAGTTCTTGGGATGAAGAATTAAAAATTAAAAACTTTTTTACAACCTGGGAAGAACAAGAAGATGAATCCGACAATTGATTGGAAAGAAGAAGACTGGACTAAGTTTGAATCTTGGTTGCGTGGTATGTTGGGTACTGATACAGTTACAGTTACCTTCACTAAAAAGGATGGTACTGAACGTGTAATGAATTGCACAACCAATCCTGACGTTGTTCCTAAAATTGAAATCAAAGAAGGTGCAACACCTAGGAAACAATCAGAAACTACAATGCGGGTGTTTGATACAGACATTAAAGAGTGGCGTAGTTTCACTACCAAATCTATCAAACAAATAAACGTTACTCTTGGAGTCTAAGATGATTCGGTATGATGAAACTGCACAGGTCAAGTGTGTAGACAATGGACAAACGGTAACGGCCGATGTACTTGAATTCAAACCTCAAGTACTGTTAAGCATTAGCCTGAATAAAAGTATCAAAGTGGTACTGAAATACTCTACTAATAGTGATGAATATCAGGGTGAATTATATGGTAGAACTTTTGTTTCAAAAGGACCAAAAGGTACACACTACAGTACAGGCCGCTCTGGTTGACAATAAATAAGGGTTCTGCTATACTAAAGGCTATGAAAAAAGAACTCTTATCTTTCAAAATTGAACAGCCCAAACACAGGGCCCATCGTGTATTGTTTCAAGAAAATACACCGTTCAAACCCAAGGTTGTGCAAAGCAAAATTGCATATCGCCGCACACCAAAACATAAAAAGAGTGAGTACTAACATGGAAGTCCTGCTTTGTAAGGATTGTAAGTTTATCAGTCAAATCCCGTTACTTAACAAAGTAATACGAAATGATTATGAGCATACTTGCACACATCCAGATTCTTTGACAGAACCAACCCCCGATTACGTACTAGGCCGCTCTAGGACCAGTTATTTGAAGACCTGTGAACAATCACGCATGTACGGCGAAAAGTGCGGGATATCTGCTAGAAACTATACTACCAAAGAGTAACATAAAGTATTCATTTTTCAGTTGACAGTAAATCATTTCGGGTATATAATACTTGTATCAACAGTAAGGAATCGATATGAAATTCACTTTGATTGCAGGTAACGGTAAAGTACTCACTTTCTTCATCCGTGCAGTTGCGGAAACTTATCAAAATGCTTACGGTGGAATCATTGTCACAGACCAAGTTTTGGTTGACAATAAATCCAAAGTTTGATATACTACGTGTATTGATTGATTAACTCAAAGGAAAGACAAATGGAAAAATTCTCAGCAATTCAGCAAGTTAATTCTGCTATCATGTTCGGTAACTTTACCAATGATGAACTGAATAGCATTGGTGATGCCATCAAGTTTGCCCGTGCTAGCATTGCAAAGCAGAACAAACGTGCCATGAACGTTGGTACTGTTGTCAAATTCAAAAATAGTCGCAATGGTATGATTGTGACCGGTACTGTGAAAAAAGTAAATCAAAAGTACATCCTGGTGAGTGAGCAAAAGTCAAGTAGCTTGATTGGCACGACCTGGAGAGTCCCAGCTAGCATGTTGGAAGTTGCTTAAAAACAACATACCCAAAGTTGACAATAAATGGCTTTGGGTATATAATAGAATCTTAGACAGTAAAGAAAAGGAAACGAAATGACTAAAATCACACTTGATATCACTTATGCTATGTACTCTGATGAAGGTAACATGGCTGTTCACGGTATTGTGACAACTGCCAAAAGTCAAAATCTGTCATGGAAACAGACTTTCAAGGCATTGCGTGACTTGGCCGATTCTAATCCTGACATGTTCGGTGAGGCAATGGACACTATGGTTCGTGAATGTGTCTATGATGCTATCGGTGCCGACAAGCGTGGTGAATGTTTTTACATCTAAGGAACAAACATGACTAAAAAAATCTCCATCAAAGTTTTTGCAGATCCTGGTCATGCTTGGGCACGTATTGCAAAGTCCAAGTTGGTGTCACTTGGTATCGCCGACAAAATCTCTACATACAGTTATCAAAAGGGTGAGAATGCATTCCTGGAAGAGGACTGTGACTTGTCAGTGTTGATGACTGCTCTCCGTGAGCGAGGCTATGAAGTAAAATTCAACGAAAGTCACACCAATCGCCAAAGCAAAATCCGTAGTTATTTTACATACCAGGCTTGACAATAAATCAATTCGGGTATATAATATAATCTTAAACAGTTGATTAAAGGAATCAAAAATGAAAGCACTTAACGCATACATCTCCCAGCAAAACAGCTGGAATTCATTGTTCAGTGGTAACGTTGTGGTCTACGAAGTTAAAACGGCTGAGGGTCGCAAACGTGTTGCACAAAGTATTGATGCCGCACTGAGCCCTGAGAATCTTTCCTGTGACGGCGAACTGCCCCGTAGTCAAGTGCAAGCCCGTTATCGTGCATTGACTGGTGCCGCTAAAGACCTCATCAAGTTGGATCCTAGCGTTGCTCAATACATGTACGAATTTTCGGAGTAATAATCATGGAAAAAATTGCTGTTATGATTGGGGCAATTGTCATTGCTATTGCAGGACTATTGTTACTTAGTTTCTTACTAAGTTGGCCGGTGTACATGCTTTGGAATGGTTGCTTGGTTGGAGCCGTTGCAGGGGTTAGTGAAGTGTCCTGGCTGCAGGCGTGGGGCATTACGGTGTTGTTTGGATTTTTGTTTAAAACTACAGTGAGTAATTCAAAATGACTAATGCAGAAAAAATGAAATTGGCAATCGAAAGATTAGAAGAAGCCAAAGAACTAATGATTGATACATTGGGTGATATGAATTTTGTACAAGATCACCTTGTGTTAATTGATACCATGATTGATGAATTAGCAGAGTATAGACTTGAGGAGTTAGAAAATGAGCAAAATGACTAATGTAATGCTGGATATTGAAATGATGATCGAGGATGGTGTTCATCCTGCGACAATTGCCAAAATTCTTGATATCCCTATCGTGTGGGTGTATGATACACTTGAGCAGATAGAACCGAATGAAGAAGATATGAGTCCATTTGCTACACTGAATTCATAATATGATAATACTTAACCTAATATTTGCAATTTGGGCGGCTAAGTGGATTATTGATTCTGAAAAATATTCTTTTTCCTGGTATGCAGCCGGAGTATGTTTTGTATTGAATACAATGTCAGTGTTAACAAATATAGAACAATTTTTTTTAAAGGATTGAAATGAGTTATTTTTTGAAGACTGGTAATACCTACCGTGTAGCCAGTGATGAGGCAATGGACATTCATCGTATGTTGCCTGCAGGTAATTATGTTGTTAAAATTAATGAAATGTCAGGTGAGTTGTACCTAGAACATATTGATGGCTTTGCTATTCCAGGTAAAATCTACGGAAATTGTCTTAAGAACACTGACAAGATTATCCGTACCTTTATGGATCGTGATAACGCAACCGGTGTAATGATGACTGGTGAAAAAGGTAGTGGTAAAACATTGCTTACTAAGAATGTTGCTATTCAATTGGCTAAGCAAGGAATCCCTACAATCGTTATCAATCAGCCTTGGTGCGGTGATAAGTTTAATACATTCATTCAAAACATTGAACAGCCTTGTGCTATTCTATTTGATGAGTTTGAAAAGACGTATGATAAAGACCAACAAGAATCAATTCTAACATTGTTGGATGGTGTCTTTCCAACTAAGAAATTGTTTATGATTACCTGTAACGATAAGTGGCGTGTTGATTCACACATGCGTAATCGTCCAGGTCGTATCTACTACATGCTAGACTTCAAAGGATTGGATGAGCCATTCATCCGTGAATACTGTTATGACAATCTTAAGGATGCAAGCCTCAAAAATGTTGATAGCATGGTAAATATTGGTAGCTTGTTTGCTGAATTCAATTTTGATATGTTGAAGTCAATTGTTGAAGAAATGAACCGCTATAACGAATCTCCGCAAGAGGCGCTAGAAATGCTTAACGCTAAACCTGAGTTTGATAACGGTACCGAGTACACACTGAAAATTGTACACAACGGTAAAGAAGTTAAAAGTGGTAACCGTGATGGCAAGTTTCAAGGTAATCCCCTGCAACCAAAAGGTGTTGAAGTTGAATTTGACAGTGACCCTGAGGATAAGGATAGTGAGTACATTTGGAAGACCTTCAAGCCTGATGCATTGATTCACGTTGATGGTCGTAAAGGTGAATTCACTTTCAAAGACAACGGTACCACTGTTGTACTGACAAGAGTTGAAAAGACCATGTACCGCATGTACGATGCTTTTTGAAACTAAAAGTAAAGTATTAACCTTGTAGGGTTTTTTTATATATAACTTCTTAATAAAAATGAATACTTGAGTATTCATTTGTGTGTCAGGTGCTCTAGGACCGATTCTGATATAGGCCTAGAACTCTGACACACTAAAAAGAAATTAGCCAAAATTTGACAATAAATGGATTCGGGTATATAATACTTTTATTGATTGATTAAAGGAGTGTATATGTTTCGCATTAACAGTTATATTTTTCGCAGTGCAGAGTCCCTAGGTGAATATCTCAAATTGCACAAAGGTAAAACTTTTGTAGTAGAATATATTTCCGAATATATTCTTAATGATCCGATGGAACAGTAAAACGGTTGACAGTAAATGGATTTGGGTATATAATAGAATCTTAAACAGTCGAAACAAGGAGTAACAAATGGCTTATATGTCTCAGGAACGTAAATCAGAAATCGCCCCTAAAGTTAAATCCATTCTTAACAAGTATGGTATCAAGGGTTCACTGAGTGTCCGTCATCATTCTACATTGTCATTGACCTTAAAGTCAGGTAAAATTGACTTTATCGCAAACTCTAATCGTGTGTGCGGTAATAATTTTTATCAGGTTGCACAAGGTTTCAAGCCTAACACAAATGCTTACGATTCTATCAATCCTTACTGGTTCCATGAACACTATGACGGTGATGCTAAGGCATTCTTGACCGAAGTAATGGAAGCAATGAACGATGGTAATTGGGACAAGAGCGATATCCAATCCGACTATTTTAACGTAGGTTGGTATGTTGAAGTACACATCGGCAAATGGAACAAGCCCTACATTGTGGGTTAATTAAAAAGATTTTGGTAACACAAATGGTTGACATTAATAACCCTTTGTGTTATCATTATAACTGTGCTGAAAAGCATATTTTTTCAACTAGCTATATTTTTTAAAGGAATACAAATGGCTAATCAAACTTTTAAAGTTGCAGGTATTACAATTCACAACGGTAACGCTAAGGTCCGTTTTACAGATGACATGGTTCGCCGTGTCAAACAATTCTCTAAGGGCGGTGCTACACGTATCGACCTGATTGAGTTGCCCTCTGAGATGACTAAGGTTGAGGCACTCAATTATTTGACCGCTCATGCAGATTTCCAATCTGCTGGTGATCAAGCAACAATCAGTGATGCATTGGCTGATCGTGTTAAAGAGGCAAGCAAGGGCACTGTTAAAGTGCGTACTACTAAAGCCGCAAAGCCTAGTCTTGCTAACATCAAGGCTCGTGGTAAGAAAGAAGTGTCTGCTGAACAACTGTTGGCAGAAGTCGGTGTCGCAACCGTTTAATAACAAAAGGCGCTACGGCGCCTATACCCATTTACAATAAGGAAACAAAATGAAATTAAGTGATAAATTGAAAAAAGCCGGTGACAGTGTAACTGTTTATTTTTATGATAACGGCTACATGGTTGAAGTGTCCGGTCGTGACCATGATGATGATTGGAAATCTGCTAAGATTATGTGCCCTACTTTGGAAGAAGTAAATGCAGTCATAGTAGAAGCCAGCAAAATGGAACGTGATTGATAAATGCCAGCATACGATAATTGGACAACATTAAGTGAGATATCACTTAAGCGCCGTAAGTTTGATCCTTCAAATAAAGCAGACTTGTATGAGTTGGCTTATTTTAGAACAAATAGCAAGTGGCGAACCGGATGTCCGTTTTATTTAGAATGGCCCTATGAAGATATCATTACAATGTGTCATTCAAAATACACAGACCACATGCTATCCAAGCTAGATATAAAGAATTTTATATAACAAAAAAGCCCCTTAAGGGGCTTTTTTTATGCTGTTACTGCTTTTACGACAGCGAAATTAAATACCGGTTGCTCAGTAGTTGAGCCTGCAGTAGTTGCATATGTTATTCGAAAGCTACCGGCTGCTATAGCAGTAACAAATATTTGATAAAGATCCGTACCTGATTTTTGAGAAACATGAACTACATCAGTAGCTACCACTGTACTATTAGTCACAGTGAATGATTGCCACCCGGTAGAACCTGCTCCGGAAATAAGAACAATAGCACCGTTTGTTTTATTAATAGTTACACCGGTTGTTCGGCTTGTAGCTTGCGTAACTGTTCCACCAGATCCAGTTCCGTACCCTAGCCCGCCTGTTCCTGAAATAAGGACACTACCACCGTGATATGTATCACCACTAACACCTAGTCCACCGGTAACCACTAGAGAACCGGATGTAGTGTTTGCACTAGCTATTCCGCCTCCTGCATATAAAGCACCACTGATACCTACACCACCGGCAACTCTTAGTGCGCCGGTCGTGGCTGATGTTGCGGCAGTAGATGTATCAATCTGTACAGGCCCAGCAGCCACTTGCAATGCATATGAATTGGTTAATGTAATATTAGCACCGGCAGCAGGTGCACCTGCAATATATAATGACGATGCTTTAGTGACGGTTACTGCAAGATTACTTGCTGTAATAGTTGGTATATTTATCACGTTGATTGAAGCACTTGCGACTGTGCCTGAACCTGCAGTAGAGGCATCAGTATATGTATTTGCTGACACAACTAAACCTATTCCACTTGTACCCCATGCAGAGGATGATACATTACCTGTAATATTAACTTTGGGTGCCTGCAATGCTGTAGTAGCTATCACGTTTGCACTAGTAATGTTAGCAGATACCGTAACAAATCCATTACTAATTATATCACCTCCACCAATGATTCTACCTTTTGTAACTACTGCTGTTGATACTGAACTAGTCACAGTTACTGCACTTGTAGTACCTGTGATTACTGTGTAAGATCCATTGTAAGTAGTTGGTGTTGTTCCGGTAATGGTAATGATAGCACCTGGTACAAACGGTATTCTTGGTTGAGTAGTAAACCCAATAGTAAGAATATTAGATGGTCCGCCCGTGCCACTTAAGGTAGTAATTACTAGATTAGCTCCTAATAAAATATTTCCACCTAATGAAGTAATTGTACCAGTAGAGGTAATATTACCCACAGTAATATTACCTGTAATTGTTGCTGTGGAGTTGCTAGTGATAGTATTTGCAATAAGATTTCCAGCTAACGAGATGTCATCTGGAATATCAACTGTAATTGTTCCTGATGATGTTATTGGACTGTTCAGTACTGTCAGTGTAGTACTATCAACATCTACTCTACTAACAACACCAACACCTCTAAGTGTAGAATTGATAGTCACGTTTCCGGTACTACCACTTAATTCAATTCCATTTCCTGCATTTATTCTGGTAACGCCTGTGTTAGTAATAACAATCGTTCCATTATCTGTTATCGGACCTCCGGTTATGCCAATGCCATCACCAACTGTATCTAGTGCTATGCTGGTTACTGTACCTGACGTAGAGGTATTAGAAATACTAGTAATACGACCGTATGCATCTACGGTAAGTGCGGGTGTAATATAGTCACCCGGTTCAAATCCAAGGCCTGTTTCAATTGTAGGTAATTCTACTCTAATTAATCCTGAACTGACGATAGGAGAATCACTTACATCTAACGAAATACTTGATATTCCAACACTAGTGACACCTGACATTCCCTCCCCACCGGCAGAAGAAATAACAATTTCTCCTGTTTGAGATGATATAGTGATTCCAGTACCGGCAATTAAACTAGTTACTCCTGTGTTTTCAAAGAATACTGATCCGTTGCTACTAAATGGGGTTGCTGTGATCCCGTTACCACTATTAAATGTATTGAACGGGCTGGAATAGGTGAATAACGTGTCAAAGTTGTCAACTACTTTATTGAATGCGGTGTAGATGCTATCACTACCAGTAGCTTGATTTTCTACTCCTACTAATATGTTTGCTTGTCCTAAAATTGCCATGATAATCCTTGTCTAGTATTTATCTTAAACCGAAAAGGAACTCCCGCATCCGCAAGTACTAGTAGCTGTGGGGTTCTTTATCTTGAATTCTGCCCCCATTAAGTCTTCTACGTAATCAACCTCAGCCCCTTGAAGATATTGAGCCGACATTGCATCGACCAGGACACTTGTGGCACCAGCTTCAAATTCAAAGTCATCTTCATTTTTTATCTCCTCTAACGTAAATCCATAGCTGAATCCTGAGCATCCCCCGCCCTGGACAAACATACGTAACTTTAAGTCAGGGTTGTTTTCTTCCGCAATAATATCTGCTATTTTGATACTTGCTGATTCTGTAATTGTTATCATACTCTAAAACTTTCTCCGCATCCACAGCGGTCACGTTCATTCGGGTTGCTAAACTCAAACCCCTCATTTAGTCCATTACGGACATAATCCATCGTAAGACCTTCTAAATATACATTATGCTTTTTATCTACTAATACACAAAAGTTAGGTTGAGCGTAATTGATAGTAGTAGGATCACTAACATATTCTTTTACATATTCTAATACATATGCTAATCCACTACAACCAGTTGTTTTCACCCCTATACGAATCCCAACATGTTGAGAACTCTTTAATAGAGTTTCTATTTTTGTTTTTGCTTTGTCAGATAATGATATCATGTTTCTTTTTATAATCTTCTACTGCGGCTTTGATAGCATCTTCTGCTAAGATACTACAATGTATCTTAACTGGGGGTAATGCAAGTTCCTCAGCAATTTCTGAATTTTTAATAGTTGCTGCCTCGTCTAATGTCTTGCCTTTAACCCACTCTGTGACTAGAGAACTACTTGCAATTGCCGATCCACATCCATACGTTTTAAAACGTGCATCTGTAATAATGCCATTCTCTACTCTTATTTGTAGTTTCATTAGGTCACCACACGCCGGGGCTCCTACTAATCCCGTACCTATATTTTCTTCATCTTTGGAAAAACTTCCTGCGTTCCTAGGGTTCTCATAATGATCTAACACTTTTGCACTATACATAATTACCTCCTGTAATAGACTCTACTATTTCAATGGGTTGATAACTATCCCATTTTTTTCTGTTTTCTTCGCCTTTAATAAATTGTATATTCTTTTTTCCACCAAGTACTGAAGGATCTATTCTTAATTCAAAACCTTGTTTGTGTGGAATAATATGGTCAATTTGCCAACTGTCTTTATACTTACCAGTTTTTGGAACCCACTCACCGTTTGCTCTCATTTCTTTAAGAGTTCTATATGTATGGTACCTAACCTTACTACGATATATTTTAAGGGGTTCTGTAATTGGATTTTTTGGTCTAAGATTGTTTAACCTTCCATCTTTATTTGGATTATTGACTAGCATACGCTGGCGTGCCGCTTCATTAGTTCCGCCCTTGTTCCATCCCCATCCTTTTTTGAGCCCGTCTGTATTTTGTTTTGCTTTTTGTTCATCTGTAAGTTTGATACCTTTATTCCAGGGATCATATTCTCCCCTGTTAAGAGGATTTTTACATTTTTGTGAACAGTAATCTATAAATCTAGGTTTAGTTATAAAACTAGATTCACAAAAAAAGCACACCTTACTTAGACCATATTTGTTTTTCATACAAGTATTTATCTAGGTGCACCCGGTTGTGTGCATTATTATTCTATCATAACTGCGTAGTGGTCAATTACTTTTTCTGAATATGCCATAAATTATGACTCCTTGTTTTTTAATAATTGTTGTAATTCACCTGATTCGTGCATTTCGATCAAGATGTCAGATCCGCCGATGAACTCACCATTGACATACAATTGAGGAATGGTCGGCCAATTACTGTATTCTTTGATACTTTGTCGAATGTCATTATCATCAAGCACATTTACAGTGAATACATCAAAGTCTGAATCGCATTCATTCAGCAGTTGTATAGCTTTGCCCGAAAATCCACACATGGGAAATTGTGCGGTCCCCTTCATAAACAACACAACATTGTGTTCTTTTACTATTTGGTCAATTACTTTTTCTGAATATGCCATTATTCCTCCATCATACCAGCAATGCCAGTACCAATGCCTGCACTTGCTAGTGTGTACTTAACTGTGTCACTCCAACTCTTTCCATTGATCCTGGACACCACAGTAGGTATAACTGTATTTAGTATCGCTTGTAACACTAAGTTAGTTTGCGCTGGACTCAATCCCATTTTCTGTGCTGAACTTAATACTCCACCGGCAAGTAATGCACCAATAGTTGTAACAACTCCACCTTGAACATATGGGCTTTGTTTTGCTTGTTTGAAAATATCTAGTATCTTTGATTTGACTGTAGGATCACTGACCTGACTTAGCAATTCTTTTGCAGTACCAACATAGTTATCAATTGGGTCTTTGCTAATATGTCCGGCATGTTGATAGAAATCTAATATTGCATTTGCTATTGGATCTTTTAATTTGTCATCACCTTCCGCCACACCTTGTTTTAATGATTGTTGTAGATATTGTTCACCTTGACCGGTTACATACCAATATCCATCGTCATCTACAATATAACCGTTACTACTCAAACTATCTAATACATTATCATACTCTGAGGTTCTTGATTCATCTTCTTGGAAATCTAATCCCAAATTAGCCGCGGTATAGATAGCATGTAAAACCAATAATTTACCTAATCCTTTGCCTTTGAATTCTGGATAAATCTCGGCTATGCTACGACCTGTATCAGCATCATATTGGTATACTCCTACTGGGTCGCCACCAACACTTAAAGTAGTTGCAAATTTGTTTTTACCTTTTTGTACCTTGAAACTAACTCTATTATCATCTAAGCCTTCCGCCACACCTTGCTTCTTCATGTTTTTTTTCTGTAATTCTAAATCTTTAGGGGTAGCAGTTCTAATCAAACTTAACCATTTGTCTACAGGAACTGTTACTACTTCTATAGGTGTAATTTCTTTTACATCGGGTTTACTATACCATTCTCTGCTGTTGTGTTTTATGAATAAATCTTTAGGTACCTTGTGCAAGTAAACCATTTCACCTTTTCTAATACCGCCTTTGAATAGTACCATTTGTGGATCGTTTGGAAACATTCCGGTATCTGATCCAGGAGTAGTTAGCCCCATTGCTATAGCAACTTTTGCACTAGGAGTAGCATATATAGCATTTTTATTACTTTCTTCTTTACCACCGGTATCATTAGCCTGACGCGGTACTAGTACCTCATTTCTATACCTAGACCCGTGCCATAGATAGTCATTGACACTTTCTACCACACCTTGTTTACTGATTTCTTCTATATCTTTATCAGGTACAATTCGTGATGGAATAGATTTTGTACCCGACAATTTATAGGCCCAGAATCTATGATGACCATCTAATACTTGATATCCATTTTTATATTTGCGAACCAACAATGGTGGCAACTTGTCACCTTGTTTCAATCCTGCTACTATTTTTTCAACATTGGCTCGGCTTTTTGGTTGATTCATCTTTGAATCTGGTTCAAATCCCACAAGTTGATTAGTGGGTATGTTGACTACTGGTAGGCCATCAAACCCTGTGTCATCTACTTCTGCCCCAAAATAGCCAGGATCTGTGTAGAGTTTGACCTTGCCCTCCGCTACACCTTGCTTACGTGTGTAGTTGTTAAAAGTTTGAACCTGCTTGATGATTCTTGGATCTAAGATAATACCTTGCTCTGGTTCGTTGTGTGCTATCCAGCCCTTGCCATAGTCATAAACACTAGTAAAGCCCAAGTCTCTTAATATTTTATTCCAACGAATAATAGTAGATTCATCATTCTTGCTTACTTGAATTAGGCAATTATAAATAAACCAATAAGGATCATTGTTGTATGTGCCTTCTTCTATTAATTGATTGATAACTTCTTCAGGACAATATTGACGCAGTGTTGCCTTTAATCTCTCAGGATCAACTTTTGTGTCCGGTGTCATTCGATGACTAGTATCGTATTGAAACACTTGTATGTATGGGAAATCATTACCCCATGGTAACTCCTCAGAACCATTGACCCAATCATTGACATACGCTAATGGATAAAAGTAAATGCCCTTGGGAGTATCCTCGCTGATGCCCTTGCCAGGATTAATACCTAGTTTGGGCAACATAGTCATGCTCAGACCCCACTCTTTTAAGTTTATGTATGGGCTGTTCAAAATGCTTTTAACTTCTCGACGGGCCGAATCGTATTTTCTATTCAGTTTTCCACCGGCTCGGGCTTCCCAAATACGAACATCTTCTCCGCGATGCTTGTTCCAAAAGCCTGCACCGGCATCAGTTTGGTCATAACTTCTAGCAATCGTATAGCCAAGACTTTTAACATAATCATACATGACTTTAGCGATGCCTTGACCTTGATACTTATCATCAACTTTAAGGTCTTGTGGGTCTAATTCTTTACCATCACCTATGTTGAATCTTACATGGCCTAATACTTTATTACCCCAATCATCAAGGGCATTGACTATTAACTCATGACCTTGTTTACTTATTTTTAGTGTTAAGCCTTCGTACTCTACAGTTTTAGATTCAGTTATAAATTCAGTGGCTCTCATAAATTCTTCCCCCAGCGGGTATTGATGTGACTCCAGTTCATTATCTTCCAAATGTTTTCTAAGTAACCTTTTTTATCTGCTTGATAGTCTAAGGCCCAAGCATGTTCCCACCAGTCAACTAGAATAAGAATATCTTCACGAACCTCGTGGTTAACAATAGTCTTTATCTCACCTGTATAACTCATATAAATCCAACCACTACCCTGTATCTTCATGGCTTCTTGTTTGAATTGTTCTTTAAAATCTCTCCACCAATCGTACTTACGCTTAATGATTCCTAGTACAGGACCGTTAGGAGTGTTATCTTCTTGTATTTTGCGAAACTGCGGAAAATAAATGTTGTGCAGGAAAGCACCCGCATAATTGAAATCTTTGTCACCCTCACCCTTGTTGTATCGGGATGCATATCCATGGGCTAAATCCCCATAGTGATAATCCATTGTCTTTTTGCTTAATACTGGATTGAGGTCGGAAAGGTCATAGGATAGCTTGACTATCTCTAATTTTTTTGTTCTGGATTCACTGATTTTCTCTACAATATCGTACATAGTAGAGTATTTATCGCAACTTACATTAGCTCCAATACTTAGATGAGTCTAAACTATCCCAGTATTTCTTATTGTTTCGGTTAACAAAGTTCTTAACAAGATATGTAGCCATTCCAAAATAACCCATCTTCTTAAATCTGCGACTATCTTGACCAAAATGATGTTTAATAATTCTAAACTTTTTGGGGCTGTACTTTCTGGATAGGAAATAGTCTTCGGATGTTGACATCTTTTCAGGGAATCCCCCGAATTCTTCAAATCTATCTCTGCGTGTTAGCATGAAAGCACCCACAGCAAATGGACTAAAGTGTTTTAATATACGGTTGATTCCGTTGAAAACAGCAAATCCAATACTAGTACGTTTGTCATGGTCATAGCATTTGATGTTTAGTCCGATTAAATCTAAGTTCTTTGACTCCATCTCATTGACTGAATCACGGATAACTGTCTCTTTAAAGAAACGAACATCAGCGTCAATGAATAGAATGTAGGGAGTAGTTACTAATTTAGCACCACGATTCTTTGCAATGCTAACAGGTCCACCGTCAATGATTTCTACATTTAATCTACCCTTTGTTGCTTGAATAACTTCACGGGTATTGTCAGTAGAACAATCTGCAATAATGATTTTGGTACTACCTATCAGTTGATTGCGTAGATGCATCAGTAGATGTGCGATGTAATTTTCTTCATTCTTACATGGCACAACGATTGTAATTTTTTCACTTAGTATTGTTTCTGACATTTTCCTTCTACCTTAAAACTCTTAAATTTTAATTCGTACTTCATTGTCAACAACGCTTGTTCGCAACTCTTTTGGTCGTTGAATGTCAGTTCTATTCTTCCTGGTTGATCCTGTGGGTTGTTCACGTGTACTGCTATCAATATCATTATCCACATTGTCACTCTCCTGTGTCCAAGTTATTATTTCCCAACGACCATCATGATGTTCTACTAGCGCAGTACAACTCTCTACCCAATCACCGTCATTCATATAAGTTACACCATCTATATCTTTTATTTCTGCGTGATGTATGTGACCGCATATCACTCCATCAAATCCACGCTTCTTGCAATACTTAGCTAAGTTTTCTTCAAACTTAAAAATAAAATCTACTGCTTTTTTGACCCTGTGCTTAAGAAAACGGCTAAGGCTAAAGTACCCAAAACCCATACGGCGACGAATCCAAGCAAGTTTGCTATTGAGGCTAAGAATGAAATCATATGCTTTGTCTCCTAAGAATGATAACCAGGGTGCTAGTCTTGTAAGGCCATCAAACATGTCTCCGTGAGTGACAAGATAATGTTTACCGTCTGCACCTATATGCTCTATTTGATTGTGTATTTCTATTAAGCCAAAACTGAAACCATAGGGTATCATTGGTCTTAAGAATTCATCGTGATTGCCTGCAATGAATATTACTTTAGTGCCACGCTTGGCATGACCTAATACTCTGCGTACTACGTTGGTGTGTGATTGTTTCCAACGCCATTTGTTTTGTTGTATTTTCCATGCATCAATTATATCACCCACAAGATATAGGGTATCGCACGAATTGTGCTTGAGGAAATTGTTTAATTTTCCTGCTTGACAATCTTTTGTACCTAAGTGTACATCGCTAATGAAAATACTGCGGTAAGTTTTTTGCATATACCCATATTTATTGGGATATATGTGACAATACTGTTACAACTTACCGTCTACGGGTTATACGACCTTTAGTCAAATCATATGGGCTGAATTCAACTTCAACAGTATCACCCAATAAAATTTTAATATCATGCTTACGCATGCGGCCGCTGATGTATCCTGTTATGATAGGACCAGCTTCCATTACTACTTTAAAAACGGCATTAGGTAGTACATCTACTACCTTGCCGTCCATTTTAATACCCTCTTCTTTTGCCATTTAAAATCGCAACTCCTTTGCTTTTAACTTGATCCATATGAATTCTTTCATTTTTTCTGAATCCTGGCGCAGATAGGTGGCCCAGTAGTTCCAGTATGCACCCTTGGCCAACTGCACACCGCCACGAGGACCTTGATACCACACTTGATCGCTTTCACGCATGAGTCGGGGAATGTGGTTGATATTGGTCGAGCGCAATTTATTGTCCAATGCCAATTTCCACGCATAGTCGCCTTTGACGCCGTAGTAGGTGCATCTAGCCACGGCGCATCCTTGAAATTTCTACCGCTTGTTCATTGCTAAACACAGGCACAGCATTTGATTTGTGCATAGTAGCGATACCAATGATTTTGTCACCAGTGTACACTTTGTGAACAGCGGCAGTAGAACCACCGGGTGTGCTTAGACTTTTGATTTTTTGTGTCTCACGTCCTGGAGGTGCAGACAATTTATATGTAAGTGTAGGAGCCTTAAGTGCCTTAGCACGTTTCTTTTCTTCGGCTTCAACGCCTTGGCGTTTCAGCATTTCTTTCCAAGATTCTTCCAATTCTCTTGCTTTCTTTGCTTGTTCAGCATTGCGGAACTTAACCTTGCCTTTACGTTTGCCGCCAAGACTGAGCCATGGGCCCTCAAGATGCATAGTCATAATGTGTGAGTCATAGTGTTGAACATGTACATATTATAGACTAAAGCCCAATTACTGTCAAGTACTACTTTTTCAGTATAGCCCACATCTTCTCTTTTTCTATAATTTCGGCTTCAAGTTCCATGTATTGTTTACGTAGTTCTCGCAAGTTGTTCCATTTCTTCTCTAGTTCTATATTTGGGTGTAGTATGGCTAACCGTTCCTCAATAGCTAATAGTGACTCTTTGATTGACTTACCTTTAATAGCAACGTCACCCTCAAAAGTAACATCACCTTCAAACTCTGCATTACCTTTAATTTGTAATGATGCACCTTTAAGATTGGGATCAGTTGCAATGGTGTAAGTACCAGTACTACCATTACCACCGGTAGACATGGTACCCCAATTTATTTGATTAGGATAAGTAACTGTGTTGGGTGAAACGGTAGAAACGGTTATTGTTGGTACTGCGGTTGGGGTCATCCCGGGACTAGTGTAAACGTAACTCATTCTTCTTTTCTCGTTAAAATAAACTGACCTTTAGTATCAAGTCCAAATTCAATGTTGTCACCGGGTTTCCAACCTAATTCTTTCAATAAAGATTTTGGTATAGGCATCAACATGTCACCATTCTCATCTTTGTGAGATATGACCTCGTAACTTTGGATCTTTCCTTCAGGCAGTTTTTTGCTCATCTAATATTTAGTTATTTAGATAAGGCTTATAGATTTTGTTCAACTGCATTATGGTATGTTCAGTAGTTGCATCACTATGCTTGACTGCAATACCACCGGCTTCTGCCCAACTGTTTAGATAATAGTTAAAGTCATCTACTAGTACATTAGGTTGTCCATCTGATATTGCATATTTGAATTTGCGTTTAGTAAAGATAGCATTTTGACTGGTTCCGGGATTAAACTCATCTAGCCAATCACGTTTTGCCCTAACACTTGCATCACCTTCATTGCGTAATGGGGCACTTAATACAGTGAACGGTATTTTGCTATCATGTAGCCAGTTGACAATAACTTGTCCACCGGATAATGGTTTCAATACACGAAATAATTCATAGGCAACCTCTGGGCCTTGTAAACTTAGTTTGTTAAAAACTTCATCATGATCTGGTATATCATCCCAATGTTTGACTCCGCATCTATGTGCTACTTCGGTGAATAAGTCTGCTTGGACACCGTCCATGTCTAGGTATAAATGTGGCATGTTTAATTTCATAATATAATAGTATCATACTTTGCACATGATTGTCAAAGATTTTGGGCAAAAAAACAATAAATACTAATATAATAATTATAACATAAGGGAGACTAAAATGGCAGAAGTAAAACAAGAAGCAAAACCTCTATCTCGTTCAGAGCGTGAGGCATTAATCAAGGATAAAGCAGGATGGGTTATTGTCGTATTTGCGGCACTACTTGCTATCAATACCTATATAGGTGGTAGTAATAGTGGTAAAGTATTGAACAATACTATTGATGCTAACAATACTTGGAGCTTCTATCAAGCTAAAAGTATCAAGGGTACATTAGCAGAAATGGCACGTGATGATGCCTTAGCTAGAGGTGACAAGGAAAAAGTTGCACGACTACAGGCTAAAATTGACCGTTACGAATCTGATCCAGAATCTGGTGAAGGTAAAAAAGAGTTAATGGCTAAAGCACGTAAATTAGAAGATGAACGTGCAGTGGCTAAACTACGTAGTCCATGGTATACATTTGCAGGTAGCTTATTTCAAATTGCTATTGTTCTTTTATCAGCAAGTATCTTATCAGTTAACAATCGTCTATATACAGCAAGTTTATATGTAGGTGGTGTAGCAATGATACTAATGAGCCAAGCACTTTGGCTTTGGTTACCTATCTAATTTGATTCGGTTATGCCTTAACACCTAAAGGACCGCTATGGATCCGTTTACCCTCTTTGCCTTAGCAAACGGCGCAGTACAAGCCGTTAAGAAGGGGTGCCAACTTTATAAAGACATTAAGAGTGCGACAGGTGATGTAAAGGGCGTACTAAAAGATTTAGATGACCAGTTTCATAAAAAGTATGAGGGAAAACCTGTTCCACCTGCCGCGGTTAAGCAGTTAGCAGAAGAAAAAACCCGCGTAAAAGAACTAAACAAACGTAGTGAGGAAAGCACCAATATCTATACAGAAATTGGAGACAGTCTGGGCGCTTACTACGATAACTATTTCAAATGTCTAGCAGTACTTGAAGAAGAAGAAAAGCGCAGTAAGACAGAAGTATATAGTGGTGGTGATAGTTTAGCTAAACGTGCATTAAAACGTGTTCTAATGAAAAAGCAATTAGAACAAATGGGTAAAGAATTGCGTGAACTCATGATCTACCAATCACCACCTGAACTGGGTGCATTGTACACCGAAGTAGACTTAATGACTAAAGAAATGGGTACTGAACAAAAAATTCTTGTTGCAAAACAAATGCGAGCAGAGGCGGCACAAGCATTAAGACGCAAACAAAGAATGGCTAAGTATCAATTTGAGTTTATGTTTGGTGTGGGTGTTATTATTGTAATGTTAGTCATAGGTGGGTTAATGATGTGGATAGCACATGATGCTCAAACAAGATGGGGATATGACATAAAAAATAAACCATATCAAACTCGCCTAGCCGAATTGAGGAAACAGGAATGGTTTGAACGACAGAAAAAATTAAAAGAATATGAAGAATTTTTAGCAGAGAAAGAGAGAAAGAAAACAGAAAATGAATCCAGTAACTAAAACACTATCGTTAATTTTGCTATCAATTCTTGGTGTCTTTTTAGTACCTATAATTTTAATTATTTTCCACGACTATATATATGCCTTCATTTTCATAACATCAGTGCTTGCTTGTTTTATTTTATTTGGATATTACAGCTATAAAGAAATATTACCAGAGTTTCAACGGGAGCAGTTAGAAGAAGATCAAATCATGGAACGATTCAACGGAGATCCAGAAAAGATAAGATTCTATAAGGGATTTAAGAAACACTTTGATGGTGATTTAAATTTGGAAGAATTAGAGAGATGGTTTATAAACCATCCTAGAAAACATTAAAGACGAGTATAAAAGTACACACCAAATAATGTTAATACTGATGCAAATAAAGAGAATAACATAATTATAGCTAATGCTAGCCAATAGTTTTCAATACCCTCTAAGTGTTCACGTAGTTCGTCTAATAAAGATTTACTCATGTAAATATTTAGAATAAATAACTAAGAGATATAGTACACTATAAAATATAGGAGAAATTTATGGCTGAATTAGTGACAAAATTGTTAGAGAGAATTAAAAATCTGAGACAATTTGAAGTAGAAGTAGAAGTTCCTGAAGGATTTAATTTTAACGGTATTATACCATACGATGTAACTATTAATAAAAATAAAGGTATTTTTAAAATATATGCAAATTCGTTAGATGATGCAAAGTCAAAAATTGACAGTTATATTCAGAGAAAAATGCAAGAATGATATCGCCCCGTAAGGGGCTTTTCTATATGCGAAATATTATCATATTATCATTATTGTTTGTGTCAGTGTCAGTCAACAGTGACATGAATGATTGTTCCAAAATGAATGTACAGGATGACAAAAACTACTGTCTAGCAAGTTATGCAGGTAGTGCTACATTTTGTGATAAGATTAAGAGTTATGAACGTAGGACTCAATGTATGAGAATGGTAATAGCAAAGCAACGACAAATACAATACGGAACAACAAAATCAAACGAAAAAAAAGAAGGAGAATAACATGAGTTGGTTTAAACACAGTCCCCCGAAATATCCCCCATCACAAAAACATCACAGTGTACCCCACAGAACTAGCCCAGCAACAGAAAAAATGATGGATGAAGCAAAGAAAACTGGTCCTAAGGACACTTTGCCAAGCAAATTTAAATAAATACTATATTAAAAGGAGCCACTATGAAATACATAGCAATGGCGTTCCTATTCTGCCTAACTAGCTCCATAGCCAACGTCCAACCGATATTATCGGATTTAGATTGGCCAGTGATTGAACTAGAGTGGAAATTTATCAAACAGCGTGTGGGCGCTCCTGTAGATTTACCCATGCCACCAATCACCGTTGAAACGCTGCCCCCTGGAGTAAGAATGATGTTTCAATTTCCTATACTAGATAACTCTGACTATGATATGCAAATTATCATCTCTCCCGAAACACTGAAACATTATGGTTATGAGATGATAGATTGGGGCCTAGGACACGAACTCACACATTATGCATTTATCATGCGGGATAATGACTGGGACTATACAAAGAAAACATTTGTACAAACATTCCCACATCATTGTAATCCAGAATTCATGCGTATCACTCGGAATATTGCCGATTTGATTTATAATATTCATCACGGACAGCGTGAACGTTATATGATGTTAAACGAAGTACAGAGAAGCTGCCTCTCAAACCCATCACAATAAAAGAAAATAATTATGGATCAACGTAAAATGGCATTAGATTTACCAACCCCGCCGGTGTTTTCAAATCCCCAAGACCACCGACTTCATTGCAAACAGCGCCTGGCTGCGGCGTTTCGTCTTTTTTCAAAATTTGGATTTGATGAAGGTGTCGCGGGGCATATAACGGCTCGGGATCCAGAATTTTTAGACACGTTTTGGATTAATCCGTTTGGAGTGCATTTTAGTCAGGTGTGTGTGTCTAATTTGCTCAGAGTAGACCATTCAGGAAATGTCATTGAAGGTAATCATCCTGTTAACACAGCAGGTTTTGCAATACACAGCAGTGTTCATCACGCCCGACCTGATGCTATGGCAGCGGCACATTCACATAGTATGTACGGTAGGGCATGGAGCACATTTGGTAAACCTCTTGACATGCTGACACAAGATGTTTGTGCTTTTTACAATGATCATTCAGTATATCAAGACTTTGGTGGTGTGGCAGTTGAACTTGATGAGGGTAAAAGAATAGCCAATGCACTGGGGGCAAACAAAGCGGTAATCCTACAAAATCACGGTTTGCTGACTGTGGGCGATACTGTTGACGCAGCCGCATGGTGGTTTATTACCATGGAAAGAAGTTGTCAGGTACAGTTATTGACAGAATCTGCGGGTGTCACCCATAGCCCAAAAAGTATTTCTACGGAATCATGTGAACAATCGTATTCAATCGTGGGATCAGCATTTGCAGGTTGGTTTAGTTTTCAACCACTGTATCATAGAATCCTAAAAGAACAACCAGATTTGTTAAATTAACTAATACCAGCGAAGATAAATACTATTCAATACTATTTTAAGGATCCATTATGCAAAAATCAATAGCGGCGTTCCTATTCTGCCTAATTAGCTCTATAGCCAGCGCCCAAGTACCAAATCGCATGTTCCAAGCTGAAGTGCAATTAAGTTGTGCCCCGGCACAAGCTATGTTAGAATTCTTGGCTAGAGAATTTGGTCAAGAACAAATATGGGTGGGACAAGACAATTTAACTAAAACCCCCACAACTATTGCAGTGATGCGTAATCGTGTTACAGGAACATTTACTGTAGTTCAGTATAGTTCTAGTGTTGCATGTATACATTCATCAGGACCCTCCAGCAGTCCGTTGCCTTAGGGACGTATACAATGAAAAAATTATTAGCACTGTCATTGTTGGTTTGTTTAACTGGCCACGCACAAGAAATTATCCAATTACAAAAGCCATTAAAATGTAGTAATGCAGACTTTGTGATACCGCATTTTGCCAAAGAATTTGGAGAAACACCTGTGTGGGTTGGTAAGTCAAACACCAACAGTCATCTTGCTTTACTAGTAAACAAAGAAAAGAAAACTTGGACTGTAGTAGAGTACACCGATACTACTGCATGTGTATTAGGTTCCGGCAATGCCGGAAGCAATCCTAATAACATTTAATATACTCAGTTAATTGAATTTACCAATATCTAGTAAGATATTGCCTGTCCACGTGGGGTAAATATTCTAGTATAGTTGCACTAAAAAATAAAACAAGAAAGGACTATACGTAGTGATAAAATTCAATAATTTCTTATTGGGTGTTGCTGCCGTAGTTACTGTGGTAGCACCGCTTGTCCCGAAGAATTTATATATAAATATAAATTCAGAATCAACTCATAAGATAGAAAAAACAAAACTAATAAATAGTCAATGTGATTTAGCCTATACCTCGGTTACAGATAACGGTATGCAAATATGCGAGTACCATTGTAGAGAGGGTAATAAGGCAACAATATATAAAACATTTCGTAGCAATGCGGTTAGTTGCTCTAATACTACAACAGAAAAGGTACAACAAAGTAAACGATGAAAAATATTTGCCAAAAAATAAAAAAATTATTGATGAATCCAGCATTACATAGCTTAATCATGGCATTAACGGCTATGTATTTGTTGTTTGGTGTATTGAATGCTGGGTTTATTCTAGTTCAAGTACTATATAGTATAGGATCATTTTTTGCACAAAGTAACCAAATGACTATTTTCTAATAGGGATGTAATCCACATTTGGTACAGGGCTATAGTCTTTAGTCAATCGGTTACGCATCTCATCACCATACTTAAGTGTGACATAGCTGAATATCTTTTCCGCATCTTTTTTATATTTGCTGATGCCAATCATTAGGTAATTATCCCAACGCAGTTTAGTAGTAATCAATTTTTTAAGATTGATATCGTTTAATATGTCATCAAAGTTATTTGATTCACGGTAAAAAGTAAAGTACTTCATTTTTTCCAAAGTATAAAGTTAACGTAATCTTTCTCATCTTCAAAGTAAAATTCATATTTACCTGGATGATATCCTGCATTGTCTAACATTTTGTAACCCCAATCACAATTACATTGAGTTTGGCACCAGTGCATGATTGGTGCTAGTTGACCAAACTTAATGTTTATTTCAGTTTTGTACTGTGTGTTGGGTGACATTGACTCCACTCTTGTTTAAGAAATCTATACCATCATCGCTACGATAAGTGTTACGGTATAGAACGTTGTTAATACCACTTTGGTATATAAGTTTGGCACAGTCCAAACATGGAGAATGGGTAATAAACAAAGTAGCACCCACACCAGATTCGTTAGACTTAGCCAGTTTTGCAATCGCATTTGTTTCAGCATGTAACACCTCTTGTTTCGTTTTCAGTTTATATCTATTGGTAACAGTTATAGAGTCATCCCCAAACCATTGAATTCTGGGTTTTTCTTCAAACGGCCATCGTTCATAAATCTCATTAGGATCTAACCAACCCCCGGCATCACTACTCATGTATTCTTTATCTTCACAATTGTTGTCCCAACCACTAGGCATACCGTTGTATCCGATGCTGATGATCCTATCATCTTTAACAATGATAGCACCAACTTGCAATCGTATAGCATGGCTTAACTGACTAGTGCGTTCAGCTACATCCATGAAGTAATCTATAAATTTTTGTTTCATTTATACCAAATATCAGGTAACACTAGTTCATTTTTATCAGGGCAGCACGGACTATCTAATTCATCTGGAAAAGTATCAACAAACCCTGATATATTACATCTGTCTTTTGCAAGTAAAGTAAATTCAATAGTTTGCGGTAACTCTACTCCATTAACATTAATAACAGTGCCATAATTATTAGGATGTGCATGTACTACATGAAAATGTTGTAACAGTTTATCAAAGAATGATTCTGCTATGTTAAAGAAAGAGGGGTGTCCCCATTTGTCAATGTGATGTACTTCAATAACTATAATTCTAAATCTTTTAAGAATCTCATCCGAAGTTGCAAGCAATGTACTGTACTCACCAAATTCAATATCCATTTGAAGTAGAAAATCACCAATAGATTCGTATTCAGGTGTACTCTTTACCCATGAATCCATTGTCATATATACATCATTGTTTATTGCGCCCAAGAATTTTTTAGTAAACGATAATGGGTTAAAATATGCAGGAGGACCGTCTACTGAATAATCTGCTAAATGAGAATTGATTCCAAAAGATTCAAGTAAATCTAATTCAAATGTTGATGTATGTTCTACTCCAGGAGAGAAACATGCAATTATCCCCCCGACATCATCCGGAACTAAATATCCACCATCTTGGGTAGATCCAACTCTCATTAGTTCAGTTTGTGTTTTTACTGGCTTTAATTTACTAATCAAATTGACAAGCCTATCCGCACTTACAGCAAGTTCAACAATAGTTTCGTTTGGCATTATTTTCCTTTATAATTTATATTTTACTTATACCAAATATCAGGTAACGCTATATCAACTAAATCCGGATTGCATGGTTTATCTAATTCATCTGGCAATGAATTTACATATCCCAATACCTTACATCTTTTTTTAGAAAGAAAGGTAATCTCTATTGTTTCTGGTAAATCTATCCCATTAATATTTTTGATGATTCCTTTATTGTCTGGATGAATATGTACTACATTAAAATGTTGTAATAGTTTGTTGGTAAAATCTTCGACAATTTTAAAGAAAGACGGATGCCCCCATTTATCAACATCAGTTAATTTTAAGACTATAATTCTAAATTGTTTAAGAATTTCCTCAGAGGAGGAAAGAATAGCACCATATTCCTTACCTTCACAATCTAATTTAAGCATTAATTGATGCACTCCACAATATTCGTATTCTACTGTTTCTTTGACCCAAGAATCTAATGTTATATCCGTATTATTATTAGTTGGACCTAAAAATTTTGGAATGAATGACAATGGTGTAATATATCCAGGTACTTCTTCCATAGAAAAATTTACTAGATGCGAATTAATACCAAATGATTCATGCAAATCTTGTTCAAATGCAACTGAACTATCTATAGAGGAACAAGCAGAAAAACAAGTTGCTATCCCAACAATGTCATCTGGAATTAAATAGCCCCCTTCTCTGTCGTGACCTACACGCATTAATTCATATTGAGTTTGTATTGGTTTTAATTTATTAATTAAACCTAAAATCCTATTAGCATCAACTGCGGTTTCTACTACAATTCCTCTCTTGCGTATATTTTCTATTTCACCACTCATTACTTTCCCCTATATAATATCTCTCAATATGATCCATGGCATCTTTCTGTTCGCTAAATATACTTAGTACTCTATCTCTTACGCCAAATCTTTTTTGAAAGGCTGTACCAAATCGTATCTCTTTTAGTTTTTCAAAAATATACTCTTTGCAAAATTTAGCATACTCATCTTTACTAATAGGTGTAAAATCATTATCTTTATACGCCTCAGCGGATAGAATAGTTACCATATGGTCAAATGCGTTCATGTTAGTCCCAAAGATTACGAAAATACTTACCGAACAATTCAAAACCTTCTTGTATACGCTGTTCATGCAGTTGATGACCTACATGATCATACCAATGTTCACCTGGGTTCTTGTCAACCATTCGATATGTGGGTTCTAATTTACCAGTAACTGGGTTTGGATATGTCTTATCAGAATCAACCCAATCATACTCAGCTTTGCCGTGATGATACTTATCATCATAATCTTCATAAGCAATTTGACCAAACGACCAGATCATTTTATCAAGTGTTTCATCCCACTGCTTTGCTGCAATATCCCAGGATTCTTTGTGAGTTTCTTTATAAAAGTCAAAACTTTCTTGGTCAACATAATCTTCACCACCAACATCATTTACAAATTCGTTAGGTATACCGTGCTTAGTAGCTTTTAGTTGAATCAACATTGGGTAGATGATTTTAGCCAAGGTACCATCCATGTTCCATGTATCCCATGAATCAATTTGGATATCAACTTTTTGATCTCCTGCCCCTTTGGGCCACTTGTTAATTTTGATTTTCATTCTTTTTCAGTTACATTGCCGTTGATGAAAGTGAACACTTTGTTATCATGAATCACTGCGGCGTAGTTGATGTTTTTATATTGTTGTGATAGTGTGGCTAATTCTTCTAACGTTTTGGCTTGACATATGAAATCTTCTGCATCAGTATAAAGATACAACATATCATTGATATTTTGAATTCTTAACTTGTGTACTTCTATTACCTTGCCTTTAGACTCTATTTCATCATCAAGATAAATGCCTTCTTTTGAAGCTACATCCAGAATAATATGACGCATTTTGAACAAACAATAGGACTCACCTATTAGGTAACCAATTACAAGACCAACGATAAGAAGTAATATTTCCATAATATTATTTATTAATTTTTAAGTCAGACCAAATCTTCAATTTTTCAAACTTCTTCATCTTGGCTTGTTGAATGCCCTCAACTGTTACACCAACATTTAAGTCAGTAAGTAACTCAACCATAGCAAACAGATCGCCAATTTCTTCTTCAAGCATATTAATATTAGTGCGATCCTTACCAGGTTTCATTTGATCGGGACCAAAACGAAAACACTTACTGACCGCTTGAGTTACCTCTGCACATTCTTCTTGCAGAATTAACAAGACTTCACGTGTATCTTCATTCATTTTTTATTCCATTCTAAAGAATTTAATTCTTTAACTACATCTTCAAGTGATTCACTGACTTCCCATGTACCATGAGGTGGGCAGAAAATATAAGTTACATGTCCAATAATACCGTCATCTTGTTTAACTGTTGATTGATGTACAGTTGCAATTAAACTTGTATTAATTGCAATCTTGTTTCCTTTGTGTGACTCTGCGGCGTTTGTTAGTGTGATGTACATTATGGTTTCTTTCTACTTGCCATTGTTTTTGGCTCTATGTATTTCTTGTGATAATCTTGGTAATTGTTCAGATAATTTTCATGTTGAACCCACTGGTTTTTTGTTTTAGTTCTATTGATTAGAAATCCCCAGTCACGCACTTGAGGACCCATGAAGAACAATGTAGTTGCAGGGCCAACCATCCAGTCAAGTTCTAGCCAATGAAAATCTTTTGCTCGGCGAAAGATAATACTACCTGGACCGTGCCAACGTTGAAACTCAGCAATCTTTTTACCTTCAGAATTAAAGACAGGTGTATGTTCCCAGTAACCACCTTTAAGAACAATAGTCATAAAAGCCCAAGGATGGTCGTGAAAAATTGGATCGTCACTTTTTACAATCTTGTGTAATGTGAAATTGAAGGGAAACCATGTACGGTCTTTAAGAAACAGATAGTAGCGATGCATATAGTCTTCACCTGTTCTACGATCTGGAATTAGGCGATAACGACCTAGCTTGTTCATTATCTTATGAAATAAACCCATTGAATTCTCCTTTCATATATTATAACACATAACTTAATTATGTGCAAATGAAAAAAGGGTGATAAACACCCTTTTTCAGTAGTCTCAATAAAGAGATTAGGCGATAAGTGCCAATGCACGATATCCTGCGGCAACAACTTCGCGGCTAGGGTTACCTAAACGGTACTTGGTGCTAACACGACCTTTAGTATCGGTGTGTTGATTTGCATAGATAGCAAATCCACTACGCAAACGCAAATCACTTACGGTTGCGGTTGGGTTGGCAATACCAAAACGTGCTTTGATTTGTGCCGCTGTCAGTTTTTCGCCTGACTTGAATGCCTCGATAAGGCGTTCTTGCTTAGTTACTTGCTTGTTCATATTTTTTCTTCCTTAAAAAATCGTTGCTCTCACAACGTATACAGATTATAATATAAAGACAGGACTATTACAATAGTATTTGGTAAACTCTTTTTTAAATTTTACCCGTTTTAAATCTTCGTGTAAGAATATGTCAATCCAATATCATCAACTGTTCTGTTGAAATACATGTTGGTTGCGTCGGCCCAGGAAAACAAAAGGTTTCTCATATCTCCTGGATACCACTTCAATAAGGATTCTCTAGGAAATTCTGTTAGGAAAATTCTTTTATCAACTCTAGGATAGCAATTAGCAATATGCATTAATCCTGAATTAACACCAATAAATCTACTTGATTCAGATATCTCTTTGGCAACTTCCCATAAACTTATCTTACCACGCAAGTCTATGGTATCACCACCTAGTGGTTTGTCATCTTTTCCACCTATTTGTACTATCTTGAAATTTTTATAATTCTTTAGAATAGCTGAAATTATTTCATCAGACATTACTCGGACGTTATCCTCACCCAAATGTGTTCTGATGTTTACTTCATTCAATCGTGTTCTATCAGATCCAGTAGTGTGAACCACAATCTTATGTGGAACTATCTCTGAATCTTCATGCAAATACAATCTAGGATGACGCAAATGTATACCTGGAACACCCATTAAAGTAGACATAAATTCAAGTTGTCCATAAATTAGTTGCGTACCAAAAGTATCCATATATTTTTGTCGATGATCTTCATGCCTAGTGTCAGGCTGAACTACAGCCATAGGAAGGTCCTTTGCCTCTTCTTCGGTCATGAATACAACATATGGGTTATGCTTGAATACCCATATTAATGGATCAGTGATTACTGATTTGGTATTTGTTTTTTTGTATATTATTTCAGGCAAACCTGTAGTACAAACCTGATCACCGATCTGGTTAAATATAAATTTTAAATGTACTAATTTTTCAGGTTGCGATTCTGTTGATTCGGTCATGAAAATATTTAACGTGAATCAAACATCTACAAAAATAAGTTTGAAAATATCGGCACTTGCATCATGTCCTTTATACCCTCTTGGGTTGCATACGATTCGGGTATCACCAATCACATAGTCAAAAGGTGTGTGCGTATGACCATGAGTCCATAGTTTAACTTGCGGATGATCCAAAATGAATTCACTTAAATCACTGTGATAACCACCGTTCATCAAGTAATCATTCTTGTACATCTCATGTATGCTTAAATGACTAGGTGAATGATGACCAACAATAACACACTTCTCATCTTTTCTATCAGCCAAAACATGCTTGAAGTAATCCAATGTTTTTTTATGACGCATTGCAATATGAGCAGGCCGCAATCTAGTGTATCCAAGTTCATCATTACGAATCACTCTAAAGTCATTCATCATATCAGTCAAGGCATGCATAGTCAATGGATCAGCCTTGTTACAGTCAGTCCACAATGTTGCACCAATAAAGGTCACTTCATTGATAACCTTGATATCATTCTCAAGGAAATAAACATTAGGATATCTTGCACATTCTTCACGTAGATGATTCAAACTAGCTACCCACTTACCATGATAGAATTCGTGATTGCCTGCAATGTAAATTACATGCGGGAATTGAAAACTACAACGACTAAGAAAATCACGGAACCTTTGTGCGGCTTCTTGTCTACGACCCAAATTGGGAATGTTAGTAGGATCCATAGGATGCTTCACAGGGTGGCTGTGTAAGTCCTCAGCAATCATAATGTCGCCGGACAGGATGAGGACCTCTGCATCCTCTTCGTTCTTGAGGATGAGGTCTTCAAATTCTAAGTGCAAGTCACTGCATACTGCTATCTTCATTATAAATTATTTCCATTTTGCCGCAAACGCTTTAGCGTGTTTGTATTCTTTAAACCTAAAAATGTGTCTTTCAAAAGTACCACCTACAATGTAAGGATACTTTTTAGTTCTTAGCCAAACACTTGTGGGGCTATTAACTGCTGACATTTCCAGATTGTCACCGGGTATCACAATAGAGTATGGATACTCGGGATCTATGTGCGTATTATAATCGTTCATACTAACTCCGTAATGTGTTTACAACTACCACGATACATATAGCCCGGACACGTACATGTTTTGTCTTCCGTATCAATACTATATATATTACCTTTACTACCGGACACTTTAATTATTGTTGATTTTTCTTTTATCTTTTTGAAAGGATTAACTTTCAATGCTTGAAACTTCCGACCACGTTTGTCAATGGTGATTGGGTTTTTAAAATAAAAGGGAGCAGTGTCGCCTACTTTAATGTACGCAATCATTTTGGTGCCATCAAGTAGATAGGTATGATTAGCGTTATTGCTATCGTTCCAGACTGTAGTCTCGACAACTGCTTCCATTATACTGCCTCTACTGTATCTTTTTGTTTAACCAATTCTTCTGACAACAAATAAAAATTCTCATCACCTTGAAACATAACATACCAAATGTCATCTTTCATAATATATGCAAACTCGCACCAAGACTCATTGAATGATTCAATTAGTGATTCTTTGCTGGTATGTGTGACAAACTCTTGACCTTCGTCTCCGCGGTCACGACCATAGAATGTAGTCATGTTGCCATACTTATTTTCCCATGCACTTGGAGACATGCCGGGAATGTCAAACGCACTGAAGGGGTGTTTTCTACCAATGTTAGCTTTGAGACTAGAGATATTGCCCATTGCAACAAGATTGTTTGCTTTAGGTGAATCATAGTGTTTTTGCAAAATACGACCATTGTGTGACAGATAGCCATCCCAATGACAATAAACTGTTTTGTAGTTATCACCATGAACAACTGCGATAAGTGAACGTGTACCCATTTGCTAACTCCTGTTGTTTACTGTTTAAGATTCTATTATATACCCAAAACGATTTATCGTCAACCTTTTTATTCAAAAGTATTTGTAACACTTTCTTTTACAACCTTAAAGGCTTCTAATGTCTTTTTAGGTTGTGCTAGGGGATTCTTTGCAATGAATTGCATCATTGCGAAGGAAGTCAATCCTAAGAATTTACCTTCTTTATGGATCACGTTAAGAGCGGTTTCTAATTTCATTTTTGTCTCCTCAGACCAAATCAACTTGAATTTGCTTGCCACGAATTGTAGTGCCGATCCCTGTTGGAATCGGTTCGTTATATTTTTGTGCTTCCTGACGTATAGATGACAATTGCAATAATGCATCCCAAGCTAGGCTACGTGAGAGAGCGGTAGCAAACATTGTCACCGATTGTTGTACTGTCATGTACAATCCAATTTCATTCTCAGAACCATCACCTTTGAAAATGATGCGAATTTTCTGAGAATTTTTCAAACCATAAATTATAGTTGGTGTACGCATTTGCAAGTCCTTTTCTTTACTGTTTAAGATTCTATTATATACCCAAAGCCATTTATTGTCAACCGTTTTCAGTCTTTTGACACCGGAATGCAAATAAATTCTTTTTTATTCTTCATTATCAATTTAATACTTTTGTCTAACTCTGGCAAATATTCGCCGGTTGGATTCAAGCGACCACTGTAGATATCACGTATAGCCTTTTGACAACTATTCAGACCAGTATAGTTACCTAAATATGCAGGGGGTGAACCTGCCATAATGAATACTAAAGCATATAAGCTGTTCATATTAACCTTTCAGGATGTCAAAGATAGAATTTTGCAGGTCTGAGACCTCGTCACGGTCAACGTAAAAGTCGGTACGAGGATCGTAGTACTCACCTGCTTTAGGATCGTAATACAGAACACGACCATTGGGATAGTGAAACGGACCCTCGAGACCTTGTCGAGGACCGTATTCTTTGTTATGCTTGAAAACAACGTAAGACATAAAAACTCCTTTTCTCTACAGAAGCCTCTATTGTATACCCAAAGTGATTTATTGTCAACCATATTTTTGTTAACTAAATATGTACTATGAAAAACTATAAGTCGGTGCTAGCATTTGGTGATAGCCATGTTGCAGGATGTGAATTATTGGGAGAGGATTTGGTCAACGATTACATCAAAGGTAGTATTACTTTGGAGTACATGGATAATCAAACAAAATCTTTTTCTTTCCCCAAGTTAGTAGCTGATAGCCTTAATATTCCTTGCTATAATTATGCTCTTAGTGGTGGGAGTAATGAACGCAGTTTACGTATTTTACCAAAAGCACTGACGGATCATCCTGATAGTTTGGTATTATTTTTTTATACAGAACCACATCGAAAAGAACTATACTATCCTGATAAGGGAAATTTTTATGCGAGAGACAATACAAATTACATTCAATTAGGTATACAGTGGAGCGGAAATCAATATAAAAATAATTTAAAACATCATCCAATTAACAAGCATTTTATTGAACACATGCTAAGGATAAATGATACCGGAGTGGAAAATGCATTGTTTTATGTTGACCAAACATGTAAAAATCTATCCTCAAATTACTTTCATATTTTTGGATTTAGTGATATTTATAATTCAATTCAACACGTTGACACTAGCAAAATAATCTTTGAAGATTTTAGTACTTGGTGTATGAATCAAGGGCATGAACGATTGCCGTTAGGTCATTTTAACCAAGAAGCTCATATAGCATTTTCTAAATTAATTTTATCTAAACTCGGACAATAATAAATGTGCCCTTGCATGGTCCCATTGGTTTACTACGGTATGTACTACTTGTACAGGATTTAACATCCATACAGCACCAACCGGCATGTGCATTTTATAATATTGTTCAACATTATTTACATCCTGAAATATCCAAAAGACTTTTGGATCTGTTATGATCGGAATATGATATCTTAAATAGATATTATTATCGTTGTGAAGATTATATCGTTGACCAGGACCAACCCAAGTTACATTAAGTTGCCCTTTAAATTCTCTATTAAAATTCTTAGCATGATGCTCAAATAAACTGTTGATGACATGTTCTAAGTATGTATTTTTTATTTCTGATAACATCTCAGTGGCTCTTTTAGGATCTCCGCCATCTTCTAGAATCCATTCGACGGTACCTCTGAACTTATTCCATCGATCATCACCGGTTAGTTCGGTATAATGTGTTAGATTCATATCCCATGCAATTGGATCTTTGGGGTGACCTAATTGTTTATATTTTTCTACAAAATACTCACGCATTAATGCGGTCATAGATTCATAAGTATAACCAAGCGAAACAAATAGCTTGTTCCAACTTTCTAATAATAATTCTTTATCTATTGGTATATCTAATGGCCAACAATAGGGTTCCATTGAATTAACTTCAATTGCATTTGAACATATAGTTTCTATGTCAACGGTATCTTGGATATGATGAGCATATGAAAGGTCAATTAGTTCTTCCATAATTAACCTCGCTTTGTAACTATTTCGTCTACTAGTCCATAGTCAAATGCTTGTTGAGCACTCATAAAATTATCACGTTCCATATCAGCTTGGAGTACATCAAAAGTTTTACCTTTTGAATTGTGCTTAGTGTAGATTCCTGTTAGGTTCTTTTTCATTTCAAGTATTTCATTTACCTGAATCAGCATATCAGTTGCTTGACCTCTTGCACCACCTGAAGGTTGATGAATCATGTGCCTTGCATTGGGCAACATAAAACGTTTACCGGGTGCACCTGATTGTGCGAGTAGACTACCCATAGAACATGCCTGACCCATTACAATTGTATGAATATCAGGCTTAACGAATTGCATAGCATCATAGATTGCCATACCTGCTGTCACACTACCGCCGGGACTATTGATATACATTGAAATATCCTTGTCACCCTCTGATTCTAGGAATAGCAATTGGGCAACAATAAGATTTGCCATTTGGTCATGTACTTCACCCTCAAGTAAAATTACACGGTCACGCAATAGACGGCTGTAGATATCATAACTACGCTCACCTTTGCTTGTTTGTTCAATGACGATTGGGACTAGACTCATAAACTTCCTTTAAAATGTTTTACAAGTATAACACGTTGTAAAACAAATTAAAAGAGTTTTGGTTAAGGCATTTTGAAACTTAATGGTGCGATTGGCTTTCGTGTCGCCATATAATTGTTATCCGCATGCATAGTCATTTTGCCATCGAAGACCGGAGGATACATTACAACAAAATTAGTAAATGCCGCCCCGTCACCGGATTTTTTAACTGTAGTTTTAACTTGTACCATGTTGGATCTTTCCAAAATAGACCTAAAAAATTTATCAGTATTTGGATCGCTATTACATATATTAGCAATATTTTTTGCAACACATGCCATTACATGATAACCTAAATTATATCCCGGGTCCTTATAATTGGCACCTTTAACTGAAATTATCTTCCATAAATTAGGACCAATGACATTTTTTTTGTATGCTTGTTCTGGCATCATTTTATTATTTGGGGAGTTCATCAACCCTACAATTGTTCTAGCATCATTGTCGTCAATAAATTTAAAAGTATTTACAGCTAAAATTAAAGGGCCATTTATACTTTTGCTACTCTTTTTTGCACTTCCTTGATATGTATTTGGTGCGCTAGCAATTGTCCTACATATATTAAGTAAAGAGCCGAATTTTTTATTAAGTAATACACTTTGAAATTTTTCTGGTGTTTTGTTAATTTCATCAATTAATCCAGTAATACTAGCGGCTGCGCCGCCTTTTTTATCTTTTGAACTTACTTTAAGTTTGGTTTCTTCATCAATATAAATGTAACTATCATAAATCTTTTCGCCCCCGGCCTTGGGATACAATATTTTTGATAAATCGCTCCATTTTAAACCTAATGGACCTAATAATCCTTTTTCGGCTTGCAGATAGTCTCCTCCTACAAAATTACCTGTAATTAACGCAATAGGGGCAGGTACCTCACCGTAATCAACTTCTAACGTTGTTAAATATTGTGCCATACCCGGCACAGGCTCACTGACACCTTGGGCAACATTAGTTACAAGCTGTACTAATCCTTGCTTCAGGTTTTCGTCTAGGTCACTTCTAGTTTTCAATCTGCTAGTAACACTGCGTATAACACCTTGTGGATTTAACCATTCATCAAATGCTAATACGTCTTTTGGTTTTAATTGTAATGTTTGACGTTGTGCTGTCTTACCTACATCTCCATAACCAAACGCATTCTTAAAATCAGCATTACTCTGCATAATAGGTGAAGCACCTTCACTACGTTTTGTAGCAAGTTTAACAAACGCCATTGGTTCACCTGATGTTAAATCCGTCCAAATACTTACCATTGCGGCACGTGATTTATCTGGTTTACCTGCATACTGAACGTTCTCCGGTGGAACTTCAAACATAGTACAAAAATCAGTAACTGCTTGGTCTAATTCTTCATATGTTTGGTATTGTCCAGTTTGAGGAAATACTTCTGCTGACAGTAGTTTAATTTCTTGGTTTGTTTCCGCGTTTTTAAACTTGATTTCCGCACCTTGGTCAACCTCTTGGGCACGGCGGAATATACCACCTTGGGATTCTTTTAAAAATTCAATTGCTCTCATAGTAATGTATTTATCTCTTTCACGCTTTAAACAAATCTTGTTTATTAAACCATTGTCTAGTAGAATAGTATGTTTTCAATGAAATATTGTGTTCCCGCATCTTTAATTGATATCTGTAGAAACTAGGTCCATGGCTCATAACTCTAGTCTTACGACCATGACTGTAAACATCCCATTGATACTGATGACTCATTTCATGCGATAACATTGTCACCATCCATTGAGCAGAATACCATTTGTCACTTAGTTTGATTCTGCAATAAGTTCCGCTATTATAGGGATTGTCCTCCCCATAACACATTCCCCAATAGTCTCGGCATGTGCCCAATTTAATATTAGGCTTAACTAAAATATTATCAAAAACATGCTCATTTAACAAATCATAGACATGTTCCACATCCTCTAAATCCGGTCTAAATAGTAGTCTTTTTTGCGCGGTGATTTTGGGCAAGGGTAGATCCATCAACTCTCGCAATGACAAGGACTTGAACATACAGTATTTATGAAAAAATCTGCTTTGGAACCTCAAGTCATAAATATTAGTTCAAGGAGATTTTACTATGGAAATTATTATCGTTGTCGTTGCAGTGATTGCTGTTTACTCATTATGGAATTATTTGGCTAAATCTGAACCAGAAGCAATTGCTAAGGTTGAAGAAGTTGTCAAAGAAGCCGTTGCTGAAGTCAAAGTTGAAGTAGCGGTTGTTAAGGAAGTTGCTAAAAAGACTACCACCCGTGTTAAAAAAGCATTAGATGTCAATGAAGACGGCAAAGTTGATGTTAAAGATGCAGTTGCTGCCGTTAAAAAAGTAGCCTCTAAAACAACTAAAGCTAAACCAAAAGCGTAATATATACTGCTTTATTGCGAAATAGGGCAGTAGTCCTATTTCCATATTAACTGTTGAAAACATGATACTTGGATTTGATGTAATTAGTGATTTGAATTTATCAGTAGATGACACCTTTATCTGGGAAGATAAACCTACAAGTTTATATTGTATTGTTGCGGGTAATGTCAGTAATGATTTAGCAATGCTACAAACAGTATTAGACACCCTGAGTAATTGCTATCAGGGTGTCTTTTTTATTGATGGTGCGTTAGAACACTCTACTGTAATTATTAGAGAAAAACGTATCAAAGAAATTGGAGAAATTTGTGCGTCATTAAAGAATGTAATATTCTTACATGATAATGTAGTGGTGCTAAATGAGATAGCAATCGTAGCCACTAATGGATGGTATGGAAATTATAAGCCTAGAAATAAAATGGCTGAAATAGAATTAATTGTTGCTGGATATGAGGATGTTTCATATCTATGCAGTACTATACACAGATTACAGGTCCATTCAGAAGTAGAACATATTATGGTAGTTTCTAGTTCTGTACCAACTAAAAAATTATATTATGGTGAAGAACCTGATATGCATGATGCCGGACCACTAACTGATGCATTAGAATATGATACTGAAAACAAAGTATCTCACTGGGTATTTGGCACACATGGAAAAATAGTTGATACTGTCTTAGACAATATCAACTACCTTAATAACCCGTGTGCGGGCCGAAATCCTTATTACCCTAAACGAATAGAATTTAAGTCTCGGCCTCAATTTTAACTTGTAACGGATAGCCCTCAGTTCTGGCTTCCATAGTTACTTCAATACCCTTTTGTTCTGCAATTTCATATGGTAACACTGCAACTACTGCACTTCCGGAATCATGAATTCCAGTTGTGATATTCACTGCGGTTTCATCTGTGTAATGAAAATGATCAATCAAACTCCGTATAACAAATTCCATACTGGTTAAATCATCATTCATATAAATTACTCTGAACAACGGTGGTTCCTTTACATCAACTATAGGTCTTACGCTTAGGTTCGTATCTGTTTGTGCCATTTTTTCTCTTTCAAAAAAGTGTGCAGTTTCCCGCACACTTGTATTTACGATATGCTATTATATTATTTATTGTAATTTATTACAATCTTCTTGGGCTTATGCTCTTCTGGAATAATTCGTTCTAGTCCAATAGATAAGATCCCGTTTTCATTTATAGCACTTTTAACTTCAACATGTTCTGCTAAAGAAAATTCACGAATAAAATTACGGTTACTTATCCCATGATGTAGATATTCTTTAGGATTATCTAAGTCATGTATTTTGTTACCGGCAATTGTAAGTACACGATTCTCTATTTCAATAGAAACCTCACCTTCACTAAACCCAGCAACCGCTACTTCAATAGCAAATCGATCCTCAGATTCTTTTACTATATTATAGGGTGGGTAGTTGGTGTTAGTTTGCGTTGCATTCATACGCATCAGTTCATCTATCATAGAATCAAATCCTATTCCAAATCTATGAATGGTTGGTATGTCTAACGCTCTTAATGTTAATTCTCTTGTCATTTTATATCTCCTTAATAAAGCAAGAATAATTGTCGGGCCCGCAATGCGGCACCCGATCTAAAGTTTAAACAGTCTCCGGTGACTCTTTAACTTCTGCATCAACTACATTGTCATCTTTTGGTGCTTCTGTAGTCTTAGTTGCCTCTTCAGCCTTTTTCTTGGCTTCTTCATCACTTTTAGCTTTAGTGATTGGACCAATTGCCTCATATAATTTAGGAATACTATCTTGGATAACGGTTGGGTCATCCCCGTTGATTGCTTCTTCAACTGCTTTGATTGCTTCTTCGGCTTTAGTTTTTTCTTCTTCAGTAACTTTGTCACTGTACTTATTAAAGTCTTGTTTGAATCCATACAATGTTGATTCTGCACCATTACGTGCCTCAATTAATTCACGGGCTTTCTTGTCAGATTCAGCATTCAATTCAGCATCTTTAACCATTTCTTGAATCTCTGATTCACTCAAACCACTGTTTGATTTAATAGTGATTTTGTTTTCCTTACCAGTACCTTTGTCCTTTGCACCGATGTGCATAATGCCGTTAGCATCAATATCAAATGTAACTTCGATTTGAGGCATACCTTTTGGTGCTGGTGGAATTCCATCTAAGTTAAAATCACCTAGCAACTTGTTGTATTGTGCAATTTCACGTTCACCTTGGAATACTTTAATAGTAACCGCTTGTTGATTGTTTTCTGCTGTACTGAATGTTTGACTTTGTTTAGTAGGAATAGTTGTATTCTTTTGAATCAACTTACTCATCACACCACCCATTGTTTCAATGCCAAGACTCAATGGAGTAACATCAAGCAATAAAACATCTGTGCGTCCACCACCTAATACATCACCCTGAATAGCGGCACCAGCGGCAACTGCCTCATCCGGGTTAACGTCCTTGCGAGGTGCTTTACCAAAAAATGATTCAACCATTTCTTGTACTTTAGGCATACGTGTCATACCACCAACAAGAATAACCTCGTCAATATCACTTATTGAAATCTTAGCATCAGCCATAGCTGTCTTACATGGTTGAATACTGCGTTGAATCAATTCATCAACTAACTGTTCCAATTTGCTACGTGACAACTTAATGTTCATGTGCTTAGGACCGCTAGCATCTGCTGTTACATATGGTAAGTTAACATCTGTTTGTGCTGTACTTGACAACTCAATCTTAGCCTTTTCTGCGGCTTCTTTTAGTCGTTGCAGTGCTAGCATGTCTTTACTTAAATCGACTCCTGAATCCTTTTTGAATTCACTAATCAAGTAGTCCATGATGCGTTGGTCAAAGTCTTCACCACCCAAGAATGTATCGCCATTTGTTGACAATACTTCAACTTGTGTGTCACCATCAACGTTGGCAATCTCAATGATTGATACGTCAAAGGTACCACCACCTAAGTCATATACAGCAACTTTACGGTCACGCTTTTCCTGTTTATCTACACCATACGCTAATGCGGCTGCTGTGGGTTCGTTAATGATACGCAATACTTCCAAGCCTGCAATTTTACCTGCATCTTTTGTCGCTTGTCTTTGACTATCATTAAAATAAGCGGGAACAGTAATAACTGCTTGTGTAACTTCATGACCTAGATAATCTTCCGCAGTCTTTTTCATCTTGCGTAAGACTTCCGCTGAAATCTGCGGGGGTGCTAACTTATTATCGTTTAACTGAACCCATGCATCACCATTGTCATTTTCAACGATGGTATACGGCATCAAGTTAATATCTTTTTGTACAGCCTCTTCTTTGAATTTACGACCAATCAGTCGCTTTGCGGCGTAGATTGTATTTTTTGGATTAGTAACTGCTTGACGTTTAGCACTAGCACCTACAAGAATCTCATCGTTGGCATAGGCAACGATTGAGGGTGTAGTTCTAGCACCTTCGCTGTTTTCAATTACTTTGGGGATTCCGTTTTCAATGACGGCTACACATGAATTTGTGGTACCTAGGTCGATACCGATTACTTTGCTCATAATTTTCTCCTTTGTTAAAGCAAGATTGTGTTGTAATAGACCCGTTAGGCATCTACTACAGTATATATTTTACATGATTGTGCAATATATACAACTATTTAGGTTAATATAGTTTTTTGGGTAATTCTTGGTCTCGTAGATGTTTCTTCCATCTACTCTTTGCTTTGCTCTTGGCAATTTTGCGTTTGACTGTGGGTTTAACGAACTCTTGACGGTCGCGGACTTCTTGCAGTAGACCTTGCTCTGCAATTTTTTTCTTAAACTTACGTAATGCTTTTTCAACATTACCATCAGTTACTAGTACCTGTCTTCCTTTTTTCGTCATATATTGGTGTGGGATTTAAAATTTGACCCACATCTATATTTAGCATAGTTATATTATTTTCTTTGTATTGCTTGGTATAGAACATATGACACATTAAAACACGTTCAATCTCAGTATGTAAACCACGTGCTCCGGTCTTTAATGTTAGTGTATTCTCAGCAATTTGTTCAAGGGCTTCTTTAGTAAAAGATAAATTGATATTATCCAAACTTAGCAAATACTTGTATTGACTGATATAATTGTTCTTTACATCTGTCAAAATATGAACCAATTGTTTCTTAGACAATTCTTGGATACTTACTGTAGTAGTAAAACGTCCAATGAACTCAGGAATCATTCCATATTTGGTTAAGTCATCAGGACTGACTTTTGTCAAATCACCTTCAACTTTGCTGTCAGTGATAGTAGCATTAAATCCAATACTTGTACCATTCATACGATTAGCAATAATGTCTTTAAGACCAACAAATGCGCCACCGGCAATAAACAATATATCTTTGGTATTGATTTCACTCATATCGCCACCAGGATGTTTACGACCACCCTCTTTGGGAATACGAACGGTACTACCTTCTACCATTTTGAGCAATGCTTGTTGAACACCTTCACCTGATACGTCACGGGTGATACTTGCACTTTCACCTTTACGTGCAATCTTGTCAATTTCATCAACAAATATAATACCACGCTCGGCTAATTTTACATCACCACCTGCGGCATGAATCAACATACTAATCATTGATTCAACATCATCTCCAACATACCCGGCTTCTGTCAAACTCGTAGCATCAGCAACAATGAAGGGCACTTTAAGATATTTTGCGGCTGTCTTAGCAAGCAATGTTTTACCACTTCCTGTAGGCCCGACAATCAACACATTACCTTTTTGTATTTCAATATCTTTTGGTGGATTGTTGATGCGCTTATAATGATTGGCAACAGCAACGCTCAAAACTATCTTAGCATCTTCTTGACCAACAACGTGCATATCAAGATATTCTTTGATGGCCTCCGGATCACGATTAGGTTCAATCGGATTTTCTGGCTCTACTTCATCATTGATTAGATTCTGACATAGTTCCACGCACTCATTGCATATAGCAACCTTCTCACTAACAACAAGTTTTTTTACAATTTCTTTGCTGTTCCCACAAAAGTGACAATAATTTATTTTAGATTCTTCGGTCATATTATTACTTATCATTTTTTGTTTAGCGGGGGACATTTTAGCAGAGGTATAGTTTCGTATATTTTGTTGATACAAACTCTAGAGGGAACCATTTCTACACTATATGCTTGGCGCAATGTCTTGGATAGTTTTGAATTTAGTTCAATTTCAATGTTAGAATCTACGGAGTTATTACCTTGTAAAATAAATGCCTTAGTTGTTTGGTATGAAAAACTTCTTCCATGTTCAAAACACTGAGAATACAGTAAATTACCATTAATATCTTTTAAATGAACTTGAATCCAAAAGTTATCATTAAACCCTTGTTGGAATTGTTTTATACGTTGAATGTCATCAAAGAAATATCCATTGGTTCTACCGAATACCCAATCATCGGGTGCTTTAACTGCAATACCAATTTTTAAATCTGAATATGTTTTCTTTTGGTTAATCTTTTTAAGAGACTCATCCAATGCCATAATATAGCTATAGTTCATATTCATTTCAATTGGAATTCGTAATACAGACACACGTTTTTCATTAATACTAAATTCTTGTTTACCTTGTTTGATAGTAAAGGCTTTTTCGGGCCAATCTTGTATTAACACATCAATGAGTTTATCGGCTGATTCTTGTTGGGCACGATATGTGTCATATTGAGTAGCCAATTTATCACCGTTGACATTTTTCTCGTCACCGCCCCCACTCAATAATCGTTCATGTATGCGACTGCTCTTAACATGAACATCCATCAACAATGAGTAACCACCGCTTGTTTTTGTCTCGTCAATGATTTTATAATTATCAACGTAACCTGCATTGTATTTCACTATGTCATCACGTATAAGTTTATCGGAACGGACATCTTTGTGTGAAAGAATTGCAGAACCAACAGCAATTTCGATAGCAGTAGTGAAGCCGTTATTCTTTGCCTCTTCTTTAGTTGATCCTGTGCCGAGAACACGTATGACCCCAGCATCGGGACTATCGCTTGAAGTTCTTACAGCCTCAGTAGTGCTAGCACATGCTGTTAGGGCCAGCATCACCGCAAGCAATATGTATTTCATCGCATTGCTTTAGCAAGTTGATTGCGAGCCAGTTCACTGTCTATGTCCCACCGCATAGTCACAGAAACTTCCTGATCACCAATAACTCGTTCGTCAGTCTTGATGAAGCCTTTGAGAATTGCTTTGGCTGATGTTTGAATGTTTTCAGTCAATGACACAAGGGTGTCATTGTGATTTTCACGCAAATTAATAGTACTTGCCTCTTTGTCAGTCAATTCAACTGCGCTATCATCAGTCTTACCTGACTTAACTTTGTCAGAAGCCTTTTCAATGTTCTTGGCAATAGTGTTTTGAACACGACTAGTGGTGACTTCTTTTTGCAAAAATTCAGTTACTTGACGTTCAGCTGCCATTTGAGCACGGGTAAGTGCATTCTTACGATTTGACGTAGTGTTACCAAATGTAGGTGCTGTACCAATTGCCTCAATAGCAACTAATTGACATTCATCTTTGCCGAACATAGACCAACTACATTTAGTTTCAATCTTAACACCCTCAGCTACGAATGACGTAGATAGCTTTTGATTGACGATCGGGACACTAGAATTAGTACCGTTACCGGTCTTCATACTAGAACATGCGGTCAGTGACAATGCAATGACAAGTACTGATAATTTAAGTTTCATAATTAACCTCTGTGTGTAGTTGAACAATAAACATAGTATAGCACCAAAATGATTTAGTGTCAATTGTTTTTGATGATTTTGGGTCAAGCTGAATTCAAATGATTTGAAATGGCCTCTTGTTCCAACTCGGTTAAAAGGTCGGGTTCGTATTCACCAGTTGCTATTTTTTCCATTAGATGTTGTAAGTAATTAGTGTTACTTAAGTAAGTAGCTGTTGTGTTCTTGTTAATCTCTATCCATTTTTCACCATTGCTTTTGAAAACACGATGGGGAATAGCATCGGTACGAATAAACGTATCACCTATCAAACCAACAGTAACTGATTTGGATCCAAAAGTAATTTTTACTTGTCTTGGATTGTCTTCTCTGATAGCAAACAAATCAGGACGCTTATCTCTTAAAACATGAAGTGCCATTCTCTTGCCTTCAAATTCTACATACCCTCCGCCCAAATCTTTAAAACCCATAGTAGATTTTATTGTTGGATCAATAATTGCAGGTCCTGTTTGTATCCATTGGCCTGTTTTTAAATCTCTAATACCTTCGTAAGGAGGAGAATCGTCTACTTTGATTTCTTCCTCTGCTACAATTACTTCTGGTTCAGGAATTTCTACCCAACTTGTGACAGGTGGTAAATCTTCTTCAATAACATCTTCTATTATTTGATAATCGATATACATTTCAGGGTATGCCGGAGAAGCCACTATATCTTTAGATTCTTCTTCAGTGATAACTTTAGTAACCAAATATCTAGGATCAAATTCAGTAAATTTGTTTGCTACATAATGGTCAACTGATTCGGGTTGTGGGTCAGATGGAAAAGCCCAAGTTGCTTTTGGTTCAGTTTCTGGTGCAGGAACTATATCAACTTCTTCTACCGGTTTATCTAATGCTGTTATTTCTTCTTCGGTAAAGGGTCTCGTATCTTCTTCTTTGGGTGGGATGATAGCCATAGCATTTTTATCATCTTCAATTTCTTTATCCCAATCTTTACTCTGATTAGCCGCAATCACTAAAATAATTGCAAGAGGGTCAAATACAATAACAAGTAAAATAATTACCCATCGTACTGCACGTTCAAGTAAATTAGCATCTGGATTATCTCCATAAATAAATGCCGCAATGTATTTGATTGGACCAACTTCTGCTTCAACTTTACGTACTTCTGAAGCAATAGGAGCTCGTTCTTCGTTAAGTTTAGCAATTTTTGTCTGTTCAGCTATAATCTCATTTTGTAATCTAACTCGTTCTTTTGTCTGACTTCTACGAACAGATACTGCTTTATCTGCACCTTTTTCTGAATCTGAACGTGCCATGACTTGATCTACAGCCTCATCCATTTGCTTAAGAGCCTTACGATTGGACTCTATATTTTCTTTTGCTGTTTTTATTTTTTCATCTAAAATTTGTACTTGGGCAATACTATCACCACCTATAACACCTTGGTCTAAGTGTGCTTTAGATAAGAAACCAAAAATACCCATGCTTGTTAATACTGCAAGTGCAATAACAGCCGGAACAAGATATACTTTCATTACCCAAGTACAACGATCCCAATACTTACGCAACCAGACTGTTGTTATAATTTTTGCAAGTTCAAGTGCCGAGCCCATGATGATAATAGGTATAACCGCACTTGCAAAGATAGCGGTTAGACCAACAATACTATACCAAGCGGCGATAGTACTAAGTGCCAATGCCACTAAAAGAGTGGCATTGCTGAGTGAAAAGATTCGTGAGAACATCCTAGTATTTATTCATAGTTGATTACACGATGTATTATAACATTTTGCCTAGACTATTCCAAATCAATTGGTCTAATTCTTTTTCATAATCAGTGCGGCCCATTCTACGTTTATGATAAATGGCTTCAAGTATTTCTTTACCATGGAAATCTTCTTCCATTGGGAGTGAACTACGACTTGCTAATTCGTCAAGTAGGTCATCGGTCTCAAACTCTGAAAGGTCAACATCAACTTCAACTTCTGTATAAATTGTTTTATACGCCATCATCTTCTCCAAATAAATGTTTAAAATTTGTCATAAATTCACCGTGTTTCATAACTAGTTTTCTAGGTAGACTAGAGTTCATTGAAATTAAATAATGCACCCATAATCCATCTTCTCTTAGTTTGACTTGAATTACTTCAATCTTGCCACCATCTTCAAAAATGTATGACTTGCCGACTAGGTTACTCATTTTCGTTTTCTACTTTTAATCTAACACACTTGCCTTTAAATTTCAAGCCCATTAAAGCAGGTGGATTATTCAATTCTTTTTTTGATGCAATGCATTCTTTTTTAGATTGAAAAGGACCTTCTTTATATTCACTAACTAAATCACCACCGGGGGTGAATGTTGATATTACTAAAACCCATGTTAAAAACATTATTTAACTCCAAAATTATCTAATATTTGTGCACCGATGCCTTTCCGGCCTCCATGTTCCATTAGGCCAGCAGTAAGGGCACAATCCCGAACAATCAATTCAGCGAATTTTTCAGCAAAATCATTGCTAACAACCTGATATTCTCTATCTGTTTCATCATCTGATGGTTTAAAGTTAACATTGTAACCTAGTTGTTTAGCAAGTTCTTTCATTCGCTGGTTCATTCTTTAACCTCTATTTGCTTTTCCATCTGTGCAATACTTCTATCAAGCATAAAAGTTGTAATTTCTCTTGGATTGATACCAAAATGTTGTAGAATAAGTTCACGACCTTGACCACGACTAATCATGTCACGCAACATAGGATGTAATGCCATGCAACATTCACGAATAATAGCCTCAGCAAATATTTCCAATTGACGCTCACGTTGTTGTTTTGTTACAGGATTATCTAAAAAGTCAACCGCATCTTTAGTTTCATGCAGTGCATAAACAGTGGCTTCATCTAACAGTTCTTTAATTCGTTGGTTCATTGTTGTTCACCAAAAATATAAGTTGTCATTTTGCGCTCAGTAGTTTCCTCATCCTTCATAGCACAGTCAAAACAAATTTCTTCGTTATTAGGACCATAAGGACGACATTCATCAATCACCCCGCACATTTGACATGCTTGGGGTGATTCTTCTTGTATGATGCCTAAGCCACTCATTGTTGCTGTACACAAAACAAGTGTGCATTCAAGCCACGGTCTTTTAATATCTTAGAAAGGTCTCTACATTCTTGATATGTTTTGACCTCAGCCAATTGAGTAAACTTTATCTCAAAAGGTGCTACATCCATTGTAAGTGCAATAATCAACGCCCACATATTACTTGTTCATCATCAATGCGTTAAAGTTGCTAGGTACAACGATTGTCTGCACTTGACCGTTCTTGATACCTTCACTAATATTCAACATAGCCTGTGCTTGCATGAACGCAATACTAGCACCTGAGTTGTTGGCCAGTGCTGCCATTCTGCGACTTTCTGCTTCGGCAGTTTTTACTTCAACTTCTTTTTGCTTCAATTCGTTTTTGCTACGAACCAAGGCGTTTGCACTTTCAACAACACTGTCAGCAGGAATTACACTACGAACCATAACTTGATTGATGGTGATTGAGCCATCTAGTTTTTCTTCAGTAAGGTTTCGTGTAATTTCATCCTTGATATAGTTTTCCATTTCAGTACGATTGTCTGCCATGTCTAATGCTTCATATTTACGTGTGGCTTTGTAGATGGCGTTGCGAGCATTTTGCACAATGTAGTTGTACATCACATAGGTGTCGCCTTTGAACTCAGCGTGGAAACTCTTGTTCTTGGTTGCATACAATTCACTCACTTGTTGTGGGTTGATGTTGTAAACAACCACAGCATCAAAGTCTTTCATGGTTGAATTGTCTTTGGCCACAGGAGTCATATTCTCCAGCACCACATTCACGTCCTTGATAGGGAATGTAAGCACATCACCTATCATGGTTTGATTGAATGATCCAGGCAACAATTCACCTGGCTGAATCTGTCGGTCAAATCCAACTCGCACACCAACCTCGCCGGTTTCAATACGTGTACAGCCAGTTGCCAAAATTGCGGCAGCGAGAATAGAGAGAGTAAAAATACGTTTCATGTTTTTCCTTAAAATAAAATAACAATTACTGTCATCAGCATTACTGCTGCCAGTGATACAAGTATACTATAGCCTATACTTTTTGTCAAGGCTAATTGTTCCAAACCGTTCATATTTCTTAAAGCACTAATGCCAAAGTGAATAAGAACAGCAAGGATAATAAATGCTAACCAAAGTTTAATCATTCTTCAACTCCTTTGTCCAATGTACAACAAAACTATCACGGTCTTTGCTATCTCTAAACCAAAATGCAGTGGGATCCACATAGTATCTAAGACCAGGTTCTTCAACTTTTACAGTTTGCCCAATTATGCCCTTAATTCTTTTGCCTGCTGGACCAAATGCGTGTTCAGCCCAGGCCATCATGTCTGCACCGTGTTGCATTCTTATGGGCAATAGTGGCCTCACAACATGATATGGTTCGTTGTACAGTGACCTTATTTGACATAATAAATTGTGATTATGTGTCATTGATAACTCCATATCATTGTGGCATTGTCTTGGGTGAATTTTTTTGACCATGCAACATAACCGCCATTGCTGTTGCTCCAAGGGCAATGCTGTTGCCACAGTGCTTGGGCCTCTGCAGGATCTGGGTGACCCTTCATCAATTGATCCACTTGAGGTCTTGTGCGCCAACCATCTAGGCTCCAGTCATGTGCTTGCAGTGCAATTTCTAATTCGTTCATTATGACACCACAATAGCTATAAAAATCAAAAGAAATATCAACACACCACCGGCTATGGGCAGTATTACATTGATGGGATAATCAACTACTAAATCTGCAACATTATCTTTTTCTGGTTCGTTCATACGGATACATCCAAGTTGTAGCCTAAAAATTTACCATATTGATATAACCCATATTCCACTCGTCTTTTGAGGCTGAGATATGCATTGATTTCTGCAATGTATTTTGCCTCTTCATGATCCTGGAAACTTGCACGATTCTTTTGCCAATCACTACGTTTCACATCATAGTATTCATCAATTTTATCATAGTGTTCATCCGCCAGTTGTTCATTTCTATCAACTCTGCGACCGGCCATGGCAGCGGTATTGAGTACAGGCATTACGGATGCACTAGCAATAGATATATTCATTCTTCAACTCCTAAATGTTCCTTTGATTGCACTCCAACAGGCAAGTGCAGAGTTATCTTTTTTCATAACATCTTCACAGATTTTCATACATTCCCATACAAGCGAATCGGCAAACTTTTCTTTGTCAAAAATTTCAATGTCGTATAATCCTTCAGTAAGGCCTTCTTTGAAACAAGTAGCCTGTTCGATAAGTTCTTTAATTCGCTCGTTCATTTATCATCCCTAAATCTAACAAATCGTGGAAAGCGCAAACTATATGTACCATCACGATTTTGTGTCACTACATCACATAAGATTTCGGCTGTGCGTCCAATGATGTGATTGCTATCATTCCAATAACTATCTCTATCTGTATCAGAGAACCCACTACCAACATTAACAGTAATGTGCTTTCCGTCATCTTGACCCTCACAAACCAGTGCTCCAAGTCGTCCTTTATTTCTTCCGGTACCTTCTTCAATACCAATAACTTCTAAGTCAACGGTAATAACTGGTTTCCACTTCATCCAATCTGTACTACGTTTACAAACATATGGCGCATCAACATTTTTAATCATAATGCCTTCAAATCCTGCATTAACTTGATCCTTGGCATATCGTTCTAATTGATCTTTACCTGCCGCTGTATCCAAGTCAACCATGATATGTGGTAACAATTCAACATTAGGCATGTCATCAATGATACTACGCATATCTTCTAAAATAGTAATGCGTTTGTGTAGTTGTGCATTCCAATGACCCTCACGGAAGGCTGCTACTGGTATAATGTCAAATACATTAAACACACTATCCTCTGCTTGTACGTCAGTCTTGCGGCGTGCTTGTCGCATAAGTTCTTGGAATGTATTACCAATCACTTCACCATCCATTACAAAGCCCATGCTTAAGTTACTACTTGCGGCTTTATGAGTAAGTTTTACAAAGTTCTCACGCACTTGATTTTCAATATGACCAAAGTTGTCAAACTGTTTACCATTGCGACTGAAACAAATAGTGACAATATTGCCATCTTCATCAGGGATAGCGGTCAACAACACACGAACGCCGTCAAGTTTAGGCTCAAGACGTTTGATACCTTGCATCTCTGGACGACCTTCACTGTTAGTTGCTAATTGACAACCAAAGATTGGTACTTCATATTCAGTACCTTTACAAATCTTATTGATTGTCTTATCACTGATACCCGCACGTAAGTCTCTACGCAATACAGGTGCTAGGAATGTGTTCCATTCAATACTGTCAAATCGTTCAGACATATTTTGTACAGCATCACGTGCGGCATGACCTGTCAACTTGCGCTGGCCAAGTTGATACATCAACGTATTGAATTCATCCCAGGGATTTTCTGCGTCAACAATACCTACAGTATCGGGCACTTGACGAATACCAAATGTAACATAGGGATTATAACAGGCGTTAGTAAAGCCCAAGAAAATCTGACTATTACGACTGCCTAGGACACTTGCTTCAAGCGCCTGCAAAATCACATCTTCTTTGTGAAGGCGGCTGTCGCTCTCGTTTAATTTATTAATCCAACTTGCACTCATTGTTTAGCTCCAAATACTATTATACACTGCCGAGAAAAAAACAAACATAGTAAAGAAGAAAATCAAAGGTTGCAGTATGATGAACCACAAGAATGGTATAATAAAATCTGTGCTTAAATATTTTTTCATTTGTTAGCTCCTAACATTTCTTGTTCGGCTTGCGTCAACAATACATCAGCGAATTTCTCGCAAAAGATGTTGAACCAAAATTCATTAAGCAAGTCTTTAGGTGCACCTGCACTGATTACTAGTGCTTTCAATTCATCATTCATATTATTACTCCATCATCAAAATAAGAAATGCCAAAATTAATCCCAACATAGGTTCACCCACAAACACTAACAGTAGTACAGCAAGCCAAGACATTACCATTACTGTTCCTTAGCTTGTTCTTGTACAATTGTTTTGGTCTTGTTGACACCGTTGTCAAGCATTTTAGCAACACCAGTAAAGCCTACTGTTGCGACTACGATACCAAGAATGAATGCGATAAAATGACTCATGTATAACTCCTGTGTGTGAAAGAATGATTGTAGTATACTACGAACCGGATATATTGTCAAACAAACTTTACCCGATTTAGTTGCGTACTGTTGTCGCGGTGCGCTTTAACAGTACCCTGAATTGTGTATGTATCACCGATATCTAATTTACCAGTACCATTATAAGCAAAAAATACTATTTGGTCATCAGTTGTAATACCTGTAAAATAATTTGTATTCCACTTCTGACTATAAACATCTTTCAATAGTTCAATAGTCAATGTAACTTTGTCACTGGGTTGACCGATATAACCACCAGTAGCAAATTTAATCCGTTGAGTAACACTGGCTCGCTTAGAACCTCGTTCATAGCTTTGTGGCAAGCTGGCAATGACTGCTACGTCATACTGTTTGGTAATAACATTGCGATTACTGATAAGCATTGCATTGTTATCAAAATCATTTAATGCAATTCCCTTAAGGATTTTGAAAGTGAATGCTTGATAGTATTGACGAACCTTTGTACCCTGTACACGATTTTCATCGGTAATTTGGGTAGTGTCTGCCAACAGTCTAAACATAATTTGACGATTGGTGTTTTGAGTTTCATCCCCGAGTTTAACATAACTGCCATTGACTTGTTGAGCCTGACAAGCAGCCGCCCAAACATCATCAGCTTGGAAATTAATATTAGGTTCCTTTTTAACACGGAATACTGTTTTTGTATCAGGTGTATCGTCATCCTCGTGACCAAGACGTTGAATTTCTTGTTTAGACCAACCAGTAACATCTACAAATCCAGGCATGATTATTCCTTAATATGTTTCTTTGATGATATCGAATTTGTCAGCAGGATATTTTTCTTTGCATTCGTCCGACTTGATGTACTCATTGTAGGACTTAGCATCAAAGAACACCCTATTGAAAACACTTTGTAATTGACCCTTAGGGGTTACTGTGAGATATATTGATTTTGCTTTACCTGCCATGATTAATTGCTCCAAAAAGATTCGCTAGAGGGTGAACAGAAATACGGTGTATCATAACGTTCCTGATATGTTTTACCGGTCATCATGTTGCGTTTGGTAACATAAGTCTCATGGGGTTCAACAATGAAACCCAACTTAGTTTTTGACTCAATCACAGCCTTGATGTAGGCTCTAGTGACAGGGGCAAATTCTTCTTTAGTGACAAGACGCTTACCGCCCGTAACACGTTTGTCAGATTTGTACAGTTCCAATGTGTATTCAACTAGTGCAGACATTTCAACTCCTTTAATCAATCAATACAAGTATTATATACCCAAATCTATTTATTGTCAACCTTAGGCCGCTTTTCTGAAGTAGCTATAAGGTAACCCTTCAATAAAACAAAAGTACTCCCAGTCACCATTGGCGTTGCTAGCATCCATGATCCAATTAAGTGCGGTCTCACGATTCCGAGCACCCATGCATATAGTGTTGGTCACGTGTTGCTCAAATTTGGCGATAGTCTCTGCCTCAGCAATTTTACGTAGAGTTTCCATACGTTCAATAGCAGTAGCCAATGAAGCAAACTCTGCTTCAAAATCCCTAAGGGTCCAATCAGAAGTGTCAATACCGCGGGGGCGAACGCCGTAAGCATCCTTGTACATATCCCAATATGTACATTGGGCCTGCTCTAGTGCAGACATTTCTTCCCAAGATTTTAATTCGTTTGACATTTCGTTTCCTTTTCTTTACTGTCTAAGAGTCTATTATATACCCTAATCCATTTATTGTCAAGTTTTGGGCTTCTCAGCACCAACGATTTCCCAATGACTTCCGTCACATTTGACAAAAATCTTACGACCAAAAACTGTCACAAAACCATACTCACCGTCTTGATAGACGTTGACCGGATCAGGGATAATAGTCACATTGCGGGGTGTTTCACAGTAATCCCAACGCCTAGTAGGAAGTTTGTTTTTGAAATACATGTAATTCTGACTACCTGTAACAAAAAGTTTTACCTTCATAACTAGCTCCTTTAATCAATCAATACAAGTATTATATACCCAAACCGATTTATTGTCAAGTTTTGGGTATGTAACATTAAGTATTACCTTTTGTCACAGTATTCAAAGAGGATCCACTTAGCACGATTCAGTGCTTGGCGAACATCTTCGATAACCATGAAATCATACGATCCGCCGTTGTCATGTGCAATCATTTCCTGACAATCACTCATCAGGCTAGCTGCCATCATAGCAGGACCACTATGACGAAAAGTAATACTTTGTTCTACAGCCTCTTTCATCTCGGCTTCGGTCACGCCATACATGCGAATGTCACGTTTTTGGCTTTCGCTCAGTGCATCATAAACTTGGGTCATTGATAGCTCCTTTAATTAATCAATACACGTAGTATAGCAGAGTATCCATTTATTGTCAAATTTTGGGCAAAAAAAAGCCCCGACTAGCGGAGCTTCTTTTGAAACTAAAAGTATTACTTTTTAGTAGTGCCTTGATTTACAAAACTGTACATCTTTTCTGCTGTTTCAAGAACCTTATCAAGTCCTGGAAATTCTGGCATTTTAACTGTGCTAACAATTTGATTGGTTTTCTCATCACGTGCGGCAGTCATTTCCCAACCGTGCCACTTGGCGTGAAATTCTTCACTGACCATGCTCTTGGCCATGTCTAAAATATCTGTACGAATCTCGTAGCCGTTTTTGTTGAATTTTACTTCTGGTAAATTTGACATAATCTTCTCCTTTAATGTGTGTATGTCTGTTTGTGTTCCTTGTGAACACGATTGAAGTATAACATTGTTATGCTATACAATCAATTCTTTTGGGTATTAATAATATTTTGACTTATTTAATTTACGGTATTCGTGAATTATTTCTACCCATATAATTAAAAACTCATAGAATTTGCATAAGGATTTCATAGGATAGAACCCTTTCTATTGTGATATTCTATTGTGTAACGTTCTACATCCCCGCAATTTTGTGGACAACGGTTAGTAATATATTTTTCTAGGTCAGACCCATAGGTTGATTTTTTAAAGAGGTTTCTGATAACCTCTATTAGGGAGGGCATCATAGTTACTTAGCCTTTTTACTTGCAGATTTAGCAGGTGCAGTCGGCATAGCGGGTACAAATTTATCAAAGCCATATGATGAGATAAGGTCCTTAACAAAGTCTTTCTTTGTAATAAGTGTACCGAAATTCAACATTGTATCAATGTTTGTATCTAATACTGATTTGGTGTATTCTGTTTGGGCTTCAACAAATTTAGTCATTGTTTCTGCTAGACCTTCGTGTTTAACGAAAGCTGAAACAAATTGTAGTTTACCCGTTTGTACCGCGTCAACGGCATCATGTGTGAAAGATTGAATCATAATTTTCTCCTGTGTTAGTGTGTTTAAAAAGGGTTTTTATGCAGAACCCATAACTGCATTAATATTTATGCCTGACTACGTTTTTCTCTAAACTTTTTCATTGCTAAATTCCTAGCAAGAAACAACCTAAATTTTACATGATCCGATAAGTTATCAGTATCAGACTCATGGTTAATAATCTTTGGACGACTATAACCACGATGCGCTACTATGTCTGGACTAGATGATTCGTCATCATCCTCGTCCTCAGCATCACTTAGCTGGTTTACTGGGACTTTTGGTGGCGTCCTTTTTAACCTTTTTATCTTTGCTATGGTCTTTCTTTTTAGCTAATTTCATTTTACTGTCTTTAGCAGGTGCTGCCGCTGGCGCAGGAGCCGTTGCTGGTTCTGCGGCAAATGCTGTTAATGCAAATGTGGTCATGATAATTACGATGAGTTGTTTCATTTTAGTTTCCTTTGTTAAATTATTTATATATAACGCCTTAGGCATTGATTCCGTTGACACTATCCACCACGACCTGTCCGTCTTATTACACTTGCACCACCAAAACCTTTTGTATTAAATTTTGGTCCTTGTTTCTTTGGTGCTTTGCCCAATCCAGGGTGAAGTTCATTATTGTTCTTTTTGGCTTCATTAGCCAAATTCACAAATGGGTTCTTACTTTTCTTTTCTTCTGTCATTTTCGTATCCTCACTGATTTTAAATAACTGTCCAAGTTCCCATATAAGCTAATCATCATAGCAATCTTGCTATCATATAATCTTATGTATGGTTTACTTTTCTTTCCTTCAACTTTATTTACACCTAAAAAATAGGGGCAACGTATTTTCTTCCCCAAGTCACTCATGTACCGATAATAACTATCTTCAGTTTTGGGTGTAAAATCATATTGATAAAATTCAATTTGTGCTATGCGAAAATTCACATCACCGGTTTCGCTTAATCTTAATACGTCACTACTCTGACCAGTAAACCACCATGTCTTTAATGCATCTTCTTTCAAGACCTCAAATCCTGTTGGCAATTGATTTACAACTGCCTCGGTAATAATTTCTTTATATGAGGGTTTAGTCATCAGGATAAACTTTAGTACCGTTGTTCATAAACACGACACTGAATTTATCTGATTTAAATTGTGCGTTTAATTTACGACACAGGTTTCTTGCATGACCGGGATTACTGAAACTGGTCTTTTTATACTTTGGGACACTCTCACTATCGTAGGCATGTTGTGCTTTTAAGTTAATTGGTTGCCCGTCATAAAACACAGCCCATATACCTGCAGCTTCTACAATTTGGTCACATTTGTATGTGACTTTATCTGTTATTTCTAATATAACTTTGGGTTGTGTTCTGCTCATTAATTTACCATTTACCGCCCTGCATCACTACTTTAATAGTTTCGGGTTCTTTATTGTACTCACGATTATCCAATAGAATTTTCATAATTTCATCACGTAATTCTTTGGCATCATTGAGTGTAAGTACAACTTCCCGTGCTTGACGTCCTTCTATGACCGTTATTTTATCAATAAATTTTTTTATTTGATTCATAGAGTATTTATGCTACTATTTGCTTCGACCTCAGAGTTAAACGGTCCTTTGTAATTATACCGTTGAACAAATATGTATTTAGGACAAAAAGTAGCAACATACTCAGCACCGGTCTTGATAGCAAACCAACCAGCAACATAGTAACACTTGCTTTTTGGGGTAGTAGTGTACAAATGTAACTTACGCTTGACATCTAATATGCTGTTATAGATTTTATTCCTACTTGTTGGGAAGACTGCAAAGGGCGGGCTAGTGTCCTTGGGTTTGACCTTTGCAAGTTTCTCAAATTCTATATGCTTAAGTTTTTCAATAGCCTTGGTGCTATCATAGAGTTCAGTTTTGTTGTTGAGTTTAACTTTGTATTCACTACCCTCTTGAATAACATTACCAACTTTTTTGTCACCATCAGTGACTACCCAATATTGATTTTTAATAATTGGTTTAGCTATTAGATTCATTTTTAGTATCCTTGGTTAATTCTGCTACAAACAAGAAATGTTCATAGGCTTTTCTAACTGCTGGCACAGCTAGTAGTTTTTCTGCTTCCTCTTGCATTGCCTTGACTGCTTCCTCACAGGCTTCCCTAGCACTGGGCCATTGTAATGCGTGGTTATCTTCACCAAACGCTTTGCTTAGTTCATTCCAGCAACGTATTTGTTCTTCTGTTAATTTTGTTTCTTTACTAGCAGGACGCATGTCAGTGGCTTTTCTAATTACCTCACTAATCTTATCCTCTGCTACACGACCAGCCGCAATCATTGGTGCATGTGCAGGGTTTATATTGTAACGTGTTAATTTTCCACCTGGATAAACCTGTATTAGATGAGTACCTTTTGGTAATGCATCACTAAGTTTTTGGTCGTACTCATACACGGCCCTGTATCTACGACCCACTTTTTTATAATAAGTTATTTTCTCATTCATTGTAATCTAAATTTTTTCAAGTAATCTTTTACAACATCCAAGTTCTCTGCATCATACTCGGGTTTGTCTGGTTCGTCAAGTAAAATATCTAATCCATATTTTTCTTGATATAGTTCAACAAGCCCGTCAATCAACATACCCAATGTTTGTTCGTCAAGTTCATCAATGCCGGCTAAATTAATTCTAATTTTCTTATCCATTGAGTACACCTGTATAGGGATTGTTAAGCCACCGTGAATATGTTTCTGATTGTTCACTGAGCTTAGTCAATTCGTATTTGTTACAAAATTTCATAAAGTGTATACCAACTTGAGATGTTGTAGTTGTACGAACACCATTGTGAATTGATTCATCAACCAATTGTTTAATCTCGTCAGGTTGTGCAGTTAAGTCAATCAGCATACGATTGCGTTCATAGTCATCTTTAACCCGATGCTCGACATTTTCGTGGTCCAGCCAGCGTTGCAACATTAGATTGTTCCACGAAAAACCTTGCTTCATTCTATCTTCGTATGCTTCAATCAAACCAACCTTATTCTTAGAACCTTTTTCACGCACACCCGGATACGCACTGAATACGTTGTCGGAACTGTCTCCCCTCATACATTTTTTAAAAAGTAAGTACTGTGGATCCTCTAACAATTTAGGCTGTTTAGTTTTCTTATCTAGTATCGGCTTACCCGTATCTTTAAGATATCCGGAGAGTGTGATGAGTTCATTTGCGACTCCATTGTACTGGAACACTTTATCAGTAATAAGCTGAACATAATCGGAATCAGTGCTAATAATATAATGCGTGTCATTTGGATGTAGATGGATAAAACGGGCAATCAAATCATCAGCCTCAGCCCGTTCGTGCCTGAGTACACTGACGTTAGTTTTCTCTCGTATGTATGTGGTAAACTTTTCGTAAGTATCCCAAAACATAGCCGATTCTTCTTTTTCTTCCTCAGTGACTGACATTGCATCAACCACACGATTTTTTTTGTAAGGACCGTATACTGCCTTCCTCCACGATTTCCCCTCCAAGCAAAATACAACATGGTCAATTCCATAGCGTCTTACTGCTTGATTAACACTAGCAAGTGTCAAGTGTAGGGCCATGCCGATTTTTTCTTCTAATGTAGAGTTGCGACTAGCAACGTGTCTAGCACGGAAGAAGGTATTTGCGGTATCAATGAGTGCGTAAGTTTTGTGTGTCATGTGTGTATTATATACGTATATTTAAATATTGTCAAGTGATTTCTTCTAAAAACAAATCAGGATTTTCGGTTATAGTTCTAAATACGTCAGGATTATCAAGTGTGTATGGTACGAATTTACCCTTAACACGACTAATCGGTAAGGGATATCCTACAATACGATCCTCAACCACTTCAATCAACTCTTGCATAGAAATATCATATTTTGGATCAATCCATTCAAGTTTACGGGTACGTGTGTTAGTAAAGTTTAATCGTTTACTACTGTACACACGTTTAATATATTTTTCTAATTGATTGACATGCAGATTTTCTCCGTAATACAATTTTGAAAATTGTTGTTTTGCCGCGCTAGGATTGCAATAACCATCAACCAATCGTTTAGATAAGTGAGCAGTAATTCCAAATCCTAGCGTATCATTGTGGCTAGTCTTGATGATATAAAACCATTTCATGGTAATTTTGCTTTAATTTCTTCTGAGAGAAAATCAGTAACATCATATCCGTCTTGTGCATGAGCCATTACAATCCCCGGAACTGTATGTGTGCCACCTGCCATTTTGTAAATCTTTAAAATTAATGCTAATGCAACTGTTTTGTCAGGACTCTTTTCATATTTTACTGTTTGTAAAGAATATTTTTTATATGCCTCAGTAGTAGCTTCCTTTAATCCATTTGGATTAACAAAAACTTCTTTTACAGTAGCATTAAAGTCACGTACAAATTCTATAAAAGCCTTAGTATCAGTGCGAATGCCTGATTTAGGTTTAGTGCAATGTTCATATAGACCACCAAATAAACCAAATTCAGCATTGTCAACTTTTTCGCTCGACCAATATTTTTCGTGATTTGCACACAAGAATCTCCATGCATCAGCAGTCATCTTGTTCATACCACTAATGTGTGTTACTGCATTGGGTTCTTCTGCTTGAGGGTGATTTTTAGGTAATGTAGTAATACCGTATTCTTCTGCGATAGATTGCAATTCCTCTGCTTTAATAGAATCAGGATCAGTATCACTATCTAAACGAACACACAATGTATTCACTGCATGATTATCGTATTCTTCTATGGGTTTCTTACCTTCACCGTTAATATACAAAAAGTGTTTACGTGCAAAACTAAGACTATCGCTTTCTACATACATTACATCAACTTTGACACTTAACCAATCTTTTGATTCAATAATATTGCCATCAATTTTTAATCTACCTTTTCTTGCCAAGCCAGCAATTACCGCAAGTGTATGTTGACCATCAGTAACGTGAAAATAATCTTCGTTAAGAAGTTTTACTGCAAAGATAGGGTTTAATCGGCGCTCATCAAATACACCCGGTGCTGAAATATCACCACAATGACCGCCGTCTAATAGTCGCTGAATATCTTCATCACTAAGCAATAACCGTAATTCTATTTGTGCATGTTTAGGACGTTTGTTAAGTTCAAAATAAATATTGTTTGCAATATAGTGTGCAATGTTTTCATGCCATCCTGAGTTGGACCTATCATTTAATTCATCAGTTAGTCCAACAACATCTTTAACTTTAAACGTATTTTTTTCACGTTTGAGTTTATTGTCAATGGGTTCTAATTTAAGTTTTTGATTATTACTTTTCCATTTGTAGTAATATGCCATGAGTCACTCCTATCTATAAAGAAGTAGTTAGTTTAGCACCGAATCAATTAATTGTCAACCAAAATTTATAATACTTTAACTTACTTCTGTGCGCCCGTTACCCAAATCACGTGTTTTGATTTCTCGTAAATCTCTGTTAGTTGGATCTGCTTGTGCTTGCTCGTATACTTCTAAAGCAATGTTTCTGGCCACTGTCTGAAACCACCTATCGACTAAATCAGTATCCTTATCATCGTCACGCATCTTGTAACCCGCTTTTATTAAATTAAGAATGAATTTGTCGTTCCAGTCGAGTTCAAATGCACCTGCATTAATATTGTCAGGATCAATTTCCATACTCAATACATTGACATAAGGTTCACCTGCCGCGGTTGCTTTTTCCTTAGCGGATAATTCCTTGATGGGTTCTTTTACTTTGGGAGTGCGAGGTTTCTTTTCCTTAACAGGTGCTACGACCTGTTCTACTGGCTTCTTTTTAAATATATCAAATAGTCCCATTTTGTTTTGCTCTTTCGTA